TAATGGTCAGAAAACGGTCGAAACCCGCTCCTATCGACTCCCTACAAGATTAGAGGGAGTTGAGTTGGCACTAATTGAAACACCGGGGAAATCGGCTAAGTTTAAGAGTAGAATTATCGGAACAATTACTTTTAGTTCTTGTGTTCAATACTCTTCTAAAGAACAGTGGGAATCTGATGAGAGTAGACATAAGGTGGATATTAATGATAGGACTTATGGCTGGAAGGATAAGCCTAAGTTTGGATGGATTGTAAAATCTGTGAAAAAGTTTGAAAATCCAGTTGACCCCCCAGCTAAACGTGGTATAATTTACGCAAGAGACTGTGTTTGTTATTAGGAGATTAAGAATGAGCGAAATATATAAAACAGAATATTCTAATATGGAACTATCCGATGATAGAGTGGGAAAATTTCGATATGAGTTAGGTATTCATCTATATAAGAAAAAGTTAGTGTTAATTTTTTCTGAGGAAGAGCTTAAAGGCTTTGCTGATTTTATCAACAACTTTTTAGAGAGCAAATCATGAGATGGGTTTTTATTGTGGCTAGAAATTCTACTATTGAGAAAGTTAAAGTCTTTGACGATTATTTTGCGGGAGAGGCTTATACTAGCGAATATCTTAGAATAGAATTTGGGGTCAATGAAGTTGATTTTCCAGAATACCGTAAGGGAGAATATTATCAAAGTGCTGATTCTGGAGTTAGTATTGGTCTTTATAAGGACAATACCTAAAAATTCAAGTTGACCGCTGAGTATGACGATGTATAATGCAAGGGTATCGAAAGGTTATTTTAACAAACACAAACCGGAGTTTTATTATGAGCGTATTTAAGATTAGTGTTTTGGTTGCTGCTTTTTTGAGCTTTGCTCTTAGTGTTGGTCTTTGGTTTAGCGGTATGCCAGAGGCTAAAGATAGTGGACTTTTTGTAGGTTTGTGGGTTCCCAGTATTCTTAGTCTTGGTAATCTATTCTCTTATAAGGGAGATTAATCGTGGAAATGTTTATTTTTTTTGCGGGATTAATTATTGTACTAATAGTTAGTTCTGGATTTGCTATTAGTATTTTATTTTTGGGAGATCTAAATCCAGACTCAAGAAATAACCGCAGGGTAAACTATACATTATCAGAGCTTACAAATAATGATACTTTGAAGAAACTAATAAAAGAAGTAAAAGAGCATAAAGAAAAAACCCTTACTTGATTTTTTCAAGCTCGTTGTTGACAAACGCCGATAACACAGTATACTTGGGTATCCCTTGGAGAAAGTTTATGAGTCCAACAGTTAAACAAAAAGTTCAAAATTTGATTGATAAGTATTTCATTGGTCAGAACAACTATGAACTATCTATCAAACAAGACAACCTAGATAAATTCTTGTCAGAATACAATAAGATTATTATTACTCGTACCGTGGAAGTTTGCGGCATACATTAATTGGAGAAAACATGACAGTTCAACAGCTTCGTAATAGTGGATATAAGGTTAGAGTTCTTCACAATCGTCTTTATAATGGCTATTATAAATGGCAAGTAGGCAGCAAGCCTAATCATAGCGTTCATGGCTATGGGCCTATTGATGCAGACACTAAGGGTGGATCAACTCAAATTATAATTGATAGTCCATCTGGCGACCATTATGAGGGACTGGCTATTTGTAGCAAGAAAGAGAATTACAATAAGAAACTGGGTGTTAGAATTGCTCTTGGTCGATGCAATATTGACAAAATCTTTCATGTACAAGCAGAGGCTACAAATGAGTAATGAAGAAAAGATGGAAGAAATTAGGCGAATGTGTTTGGGTATTATGCAAAGCTGGAGTCAAAAATCTTCATATAATGATCCATATGAGGATGGAAGAATTGTTGGGCGTTCTACACTAGCAGAAACCATTCTGGAGATTATTAACAATGGCTAAGAGTTTTGAAGATTTGTTGAAGAAAACTTGTTCTAAAGACGTTATTATTGATGGATATAAGAAAACTATGGATTATTTTGCAGAATATATTGGGATGTCTCCCAAGCAAGCAAACCTACTGCCAGATGGTTTTTCAACGCTTAGAATTAAAGGGAAACAATTCAAGAGGCGTGACCCGTCACGAAGATGGTAATGAGAACATATAAAGAAGAAATAAGAAGAGTTCTTGATGACGTTTCATGTGATTGTTGTGGGAAAAGTACCACTAACTATCCAGATGTTGGGCCAGATTATGCCACTCTTGAATCTTGTTGGGGATATGGCTCAAAAAATGATGGATCAAGATTTGAGGTTGATCTGTGCGAGTCGTGTTTTAATAATGTGATTAATTTACTGAAAGAAAAAAGAAAAAGTGTTTTGGGGCCGTTTAGTTATCCTTATGAAAACGATCCTTTAAATGGATATGAATAATTCAATTACTCTTATTGGTGACGTTCATGGTAAGTATAAACGCTACCATGAAATTATCAGAGAAAAAGATCGTTATCCATATACAATTCAGCTAGGAGATTTTGGGTTCGACTATGGTACAATATCTAATGTAGATGATAATAAACATAAAATTATAGGAGGCAATCATGACCATTATGATAGGATTATTCATATTCCTCATTACCTTGGGGATTTTGGTTACTCATGCTTGAATGGTGTGAATTTTTTCTATTATAGAGGGGCTTATAGTATTGATCGTGGATATAGAACAGTCGGAATAGACTGGTGGGAGCAAGAGCAACTTACTATAGATCAGTTTATGAAAGCTAGAGAGCTTTATAGAGAAATTAAACCTGATATTGTTTTAACTCACGATTGTCCAGACGAGGTTAGTTTAAAGATATTAGATCGTAACCAAAGAAAATATGAAAATTTAACAGGATGGGCTTTGCAAGAACTATTTAATATTCATCAACCTAAGATGTGGCGATTCGGTCATTATCATAAGAGTTGGAATATGAATATAAGTGGCACAGATTTTAGATGTTTAAACGAATTGGAAACGGAACTATTGACAGTCTGGGATCATAGAGTATAATTAAAATGTTGATGCCTAAAGGTTCTCAGTCGCGGGTATCTGGGATTAAAATTAACAACCGTAAAGTTTCGGCAGGGTTTCTATAAGATTGAAACGCTGCTTTTATTATACTTTTTAAGATTATCAACTGCCCAAAGAGGTTGTAAATTTGAATAATGAAAACATTTTTTCTGTTGTTCAAAATTTGTTAAATCAAACATAGAGCATGGAATTATATGGTCTATATGCCAACCATATTTTCCATAATTATCCCAACTCATTCCCTCTCTAAATTTAGACTCTAAATAGATTTTAAATTCTTGAATGGAACAACCCAACAATTCTTTAGTTTTTTTACCCTTGGTATCTTTTTTCATTGCATGATATATTCTTGTTCTAAGATTTCCCAACATTCTAAAATTTAAATCTGTTTGTCTTTGTAGTCTTTCTTTTTCCTTCCTTTTTAATTTATGGGCTGGCTTGTAGTTTTTATCTTTAATCTTTTTTTGTTTTGGTATTAAGCTTTTTTGTAATTTTTTCTTTTGATACCATTTAAGTTTTCTTGCCCTAAATTGTTCTATATTATTTTTACGATATAATGTTTTACATTCTTTACAATATGAAGTAAATCCACTTATTTTACTAGAATCTTTATGAAACTGATCCGTCGATTTATTTATTTTACATTTTCCACAAGTTTTATTCATATTTCACCATAAACACAGAAAGCCCAAATGTTGTCAAGTTGCAGTTGACAAACACTCAGGCTTCTGGTATAATTAATTGTACGATTTGCGAGACTGTCTGCAACACAACCTCATATAAACATACACCAAAAAGGAGGCTATTCTGTGACAGAAGATGAGCGGTTTGTTATCTTTTGGCTGTACAATACAGTTGCTAAAAAGATGTCGGATAATCCTTATGGTTCTAATGATATTATGCTGAACGGGATTAACGTAACTGAAACCGTCAGGAAACTATTACAAGATAGATTATTTGTATGAATGAAATAGAAAAAGCTAATATACTTGAAATCATTAAATTATGTAATCGAAAGATTCAAGATCAAAAAGATCATGAGTCTACCTCTGGATACGGAGAAGATTATAATGATGGCAGAATTGTTGGTGGTGCTGCATTGGCACGAAGAATTCTCACTATACTAAAATACATTCCACTTTAAATACTTTGTACCACAATGACATTACATGATTACTTAATTAAGAACTTAAACTCTGTTGTTATGATCGGCCTTTCCATAGATAAGCACAACAAAGTCCAATACAATTATTGGAACTGGTTTGTCGAAAATGGAGAACTGCACCTATTGAAAGATGATCTAACAATAGGACATATTATACACTGCGGCTCCATATCATCAAATGATGACGGTAGTATCACACACCACAGCAAGTATCATCCTAAGAGTATAAATATGAATTTTTACTTTGGCGGATATACTCAATAACAAAAGAGATTCTGTGTTAAATAAATACATATATTCTTGGTCTGATTTTGACAACGATATCGACCAAATATTTAATCAGTTGGTTTCTGACGAATGGACTCCAGATTATATAGTAGGAGTCAAAAGAGGGGGTTTAGTACCTGCGATTAAACTTAGTCATTTATTAAATAAGCCATTAATTATGATGAGTTGTCAACTAAGAGATAGTAAGGATAATGAAGTAAGACTATATGAAGTGGAAGAAATATCTAGAAATAAAAATATTCTTATTGTAGATGATATTTGCGATAGCGGTATAACATTGTCAGAAATTATTTCAAAATTTAGATGCAATAACTTTAATGAGAACAATATAAAAACCTGTTCTCTTGTATTCAATACTTCTCAAAACTTTTTAGTAAATCATTATGGTCGCACTATCAATAGAAAGATAGATGATAGTTGGATAATTTTTCCTTGGGAAAATATAAAAAATCTGTAAAACATTAAGGTTTTTGTTTGACATAACCCGATACTGATGTATAATAGAACCGTTGCTTGATAAAGTTTCAACCGAATGGAGACAAAAGATGAATAAAGATTTGGGTCTTATTAAAAAGAATGACAAGTTTATTGTGACAAAGAATGGAGAACCAATTTCTTTGCCTAAGACCGATGGACAAAACATAATTACTGAATTTTCATCTAAGGAAGATGCTGAGAAATATATCAATATCCTTAGCGTTCTACTATCCAAGAAAAAATAAGAACATTAAACAATGACTACCAATATTGCTAACAGTCCGATAGAATCTCAAGAGATAAATTTGGAAACTTATAGTCTTTATCACTATAGAAGTAGTAATGGATACTTCTTAAAAGAAGATAAACTTTGGGTATTCTATCCATTTGAAAAAGCATTAACAGAGCGAAATCTACGCTGTATAGCAGCAACCCTTGACTATCTTAATAATAGACACTTATACGACACTAATTCTACAAAAGAGGAAGAATGAAAGGCCCATTAATATACTACGAAATAAAACATATGTACGGCACGGATTTGTCTAGTACCAAATTAGCAACTGAATTAAGAGAAAATGTCTTGGAAGAAATAGCTTTAGGTTTTGATGTGGAACTAGACTTTAAAGATGTTCGCAGTGTAACTAATAGCTGGGCCAGAAATCTCATCGGAGTTATTGCTAAACAGCAGGGAGCAGATTTTGTAAAAGATCATATGCTTTTAAGCAACATGAATAAAAGCGTAAGAGCAACTATGCTTGAAGGAATAGATGAGATCCTAATCTAAAATATCAATGATGACATTCAATGATTTTGTAAATTACACAGATATATATTTCAATAAGAACAAAAATAATGGAATGAGATATGGTCAGTCTATTATGAATACTCTTTTCCTAGTATGGCCCACTAAATATGGGGAAATAACAGGTACGGAGGACGATTGTTTTTATGATGACAGAATCTCTCAAACAACATTATCCAGATTAGGTGAGGAGTGGATCGAATGATATACTTTATCTCTGACACTCATTTTGGTCATTCTAACATAATAAAGTATTGCAATAGACCATTTGATGATTCCCACCTAATGAACAAGACTATATTTGATAACATAAACAAGGTTGTTAAATATGATGATATTCTATATATTTTAGGAGATTTTTGTTTTAGAAGTAAGAAACCTATTGATTATAGACTACGAATATCTTGTAGAGAAGTTCATCTTATACTTGGCAATCACGACAAGAGAAAAGATTTTTTTATTGACGAGACTACCACAGATATGAATGGATTTAGTAGTATACAGGAAGTAAAAGAGCTGATATATTGTAATCAAAAAATTTATCTGAGTCACTATCCTCATCGCTCATGGCCCGCTAGTCACAAAGGGAGCTACCATCTTTATGGGCATGTACATTCTAAGTTAGACTTAGAAGATAGAACATCTAAAAGAAAAACTCTAGATGTTGGTGTTGATAATACTCGCAATTATAGTAAGCCATTCGGTGAGCCTTGGAGCTTTAAGGAAATCCAAAAACTTTTTACCACATACGACCAATAGGACTAATTATATGAAAGACCGATTTGACTTAGAAAATGAGATTAGCCAAACTTCCATGTTTGCTAAACATCTAAGAGACTTGAGGCATGGAATTCTGGAATCACAATTAACCAAAGATGAAACAGTAAAGGCTATTGAAGGACTTGCTGTTTTGATAGAGATTCATGAAAGAGTTCTTTTTAATACTTTTATTCAGACATTGAAACTAGACAAATATAATAAGGATAACTTTAGCAAGGAGACTGGCGATGCGTCTTGATTTAGCCTTGGGATTAAAAGTTGGGGACAAGATTGTTAATGTGTTCATGGATGAGCTTGTTATATTCTCAATAGATCATAGTTATGATCCAAAACCACCAGTATTTATTGCACTAGACACTATGTTGCAAAAACATTATTTGTGGTTTGATGAAATTTATCATCCAGACCTAGAAGATATCTGTGATGAAGAAAAGAGCTTTATTCTTTGGGCTAAAGACAATAGATCTTTTATCGGGGAGAACTCTAGACTACTAAAAACAGTTTATATGCAAGGATTTTCAATGGGATTTGAACATAAGAGAAAAACGTCTTATGAGGAGCAGATGCAAAAATGAGTTGGGATGGAACTTTCAAATATGATCCTGTAGATATTTCTAAAGTAAATAATATACTAACCCAATACAAAGGCCAGCCAGTATTAGACTATATTATAGAGCTATATAAACTTATTGAATATCAAAGACAAAGACTCTCTGAGCAAGAGAAACAAATTATTGCTTTAAAACATACTGAAGCATGGAAACATTATGACAAACCAATAGAGAATTATGACGCATCCACAAGACAATACCTTGACAAGCCCCCAAAATCGGGTAACATGAGTTGCTAATGACACACTCTGACTACAATCTATTGTTGCACATTTGTTATCACGCCCTAAGAAAAGGGAGTGATCTTAATATGGATCAGATTTCAGACATAGATAATATCATAAAAAAATTGCATAAAGAACAGCATATAAGGGATAAACTAAATGCAAATCTCAGAAATAAAAAAATGGGCAAAAACCAAGGGGTACGAAGTAATTAAAGACAAGGAAGATGGTCTTTATTATTGGGCTAAGTTAGATGCTGGGCCAGATGCTAGTGGAGTAGCGAAAAGTGTTAGCAAAGTAGCCACTGCAATCTTTAATCATTTGACAGATAATAAGTGGGTTGAACATCAAACTAAGTCTAAAGAAAAACAAGACGATATCAAATTTACCGTGAGTGATTATGGAAAATAAAGAAGAAATTGAAACACAAATGATACCAGTAGTTCCAGCACTAACTTTTGGAGGTATAATTAATGCCTCTGTAAGTGGTATTGTTAGTTTTATAGCTGTATACTTCTTTACCCCAGTATGGAATAAGATTGTTAACTATTGGAATAATAATGAAATACGTTAAGCTTATCTCAAAAAAAGACGAGTGGTTTGATGCTGGAACAGAGGTTTTTGACGCTACAATATGTGATTGGGGAAGAACTCTGAAAAGAATGACTAAAGAAAATTACGAAAATATATGGATAAAAGCGGGACATATCTTAGGAAGAGGTTTAAGGAATAATTTTTGGGATGAAGAACTTTGCCCACTAGAAGAATTTGAAATATCATATACAGAGGATCAAATATAATTAGATGTTTGGCATATGTTGGTGTAGATAATTAGTATCTAACCGATAGGAGCCAAACAATGGAAATTATTAAGACATACTATGAATACCAAAAAACACAAAATAGAAACAGAAAAATGGCTATTGGTATCTGTCCCATTTGTTCAAAAAAACACCGTGGAACATATGAGAACATAAAAAGATTAAAAACTTGTGGATGTTTAAGAGCCGAACAGGCTAGAAAAAACGGAAGAACAAGAACGACAGAAAAAGCCTTTACTAATGGTAGACATAATTCATATAAGCAGAGTGCATTAAAAAGAGATATTTATTTTAACTTAACACCAGAAGATGTTTATGAAATAATAACAAAAGATTGTATTTATTGTGGCAAAAAACCAGAATTACGAGACATTAAATACATTAAGGGCATACAATATCCACATAATACTATTGATAGAATAGATAGCAACAAGGGATATATTAAAACAAATATTCAACCATGCTGCAAAATCTGTAATATAATGAAGAATTCACTTACCTCAAAAGAATTTCTAGAACATATTAGAAAGGTATACTTATTTAATGAGTGTTAAACTAATCAGTGTAACTCCAGATGCAGAAAAATTGATGAGTTATTGTGCAAGAGTATCTAATCCTAGTGGACAAAATCGGGATGATTATGCCAAGCTACTAGCTTATTGTATAAAAAATCAACACTGGAGTATTTTTGAACAAGCTTTTATGACCGTTGAAATCAATACTACAAGAGGATTAGCTGCTCAAATTCTGAGGCATAGAAGTTTTACATTCCAAGAATTCAGTCAAAGATATGCTGATGCTACATTACTAGCAGAAGATATTCCAGTCTTTGACTTGCGAAGGCAAGATACTAAAAACAGACAAAATAGTATTGACGACATATCTGATGAGACTAAAGTAAAATGGAATACTAAAATTCGTGAACATTTTTCTAAATCTAAAGCTATTTATGATGGTATGGTTGCTGATGGAATAGCTAAAGAATGTGCTAGATTTATTTTACCATTAGCCACTCCTACTAGACTATATATGAGTGGTTCTATTCGTAGCTGGATTCACTATATTGAATTACGTTCTTCTAATGGCACTCAAAAAGAACACAGAATTATTGTAGAAGAAATCAAAGGAATCTTTTCAGAACAATTTCCCACAGTATCAGAAGCATTAGGATGGTCTTAATGGGTGATTTTCTTTTAACATATTCTGTGGTTTGTATTTTGTATTACTGTGCAGTATTTTACTTCATTTTTGAGGAGAAGAGAAATGGATAAAGAATTTGTGGTAACAGGACAGTTACAACAGAGAAACGGTGGTCAATATCTCATTCTTCATCGGGCTTTTATGACAACCTCAAGAGAAACTGCAATAGAAAATTTTCATAAACATTTTGAGCCAGAACTAAAAATCATAAAAATATATTCTGTTGTTGATGAGGAAGGCAATATTGTGTGAGTATGGAAACTAAATCTAATCTTACAATCAAAATAGTTAGAGAATTACTAGATTATGGATTCTCTATATTGCTTTATAATCAAGATCAATTAGCAGATGCTTGTGGTGGATGGTGCTGGATAGATGATGATGAAGATAAGAGAGAATTTGCTATTGCCATGAAGCACCACATGAGTTTTGAAATTATTCTTCATGAATACTGCCACTTCTTACAATGGAGAGATGATCGTAGACTATGGGATAGAAGCATGGCTACTTATGATATTCTTTTTGATTGGATTAGCTACCCCTCTTTAGTTGCTAGTCCTTTTATTAAAGACTGTAAGATTACAGAAGATCAAATAGATCAAAGCTTGCATGATATTTTAGAGATAGAACATGACTGCGAAAGAAGAGTTCTTAAGTTAGTTAAGAATTGTCCTATTGAGGATTTTGATACTGATAAATATATCCGTGCTTCTAATGCTTATTTATGGAGTTATCATCTTAATAGAGAATTAAGAATGAGACCAAAAACCCCAATATATTCACAAGAGTTATTAGAGCATATGCCTAATACTTTTAATAACAATCTGTCTTTTTATTTAGATAAGCATAATTTAACCGAACCCATGAGACAAGCACTGCTGGCTGAGTACGAATAATTCTAAAGTACCTGTTGACAACAAGCCGATAACAGGATATAATCCAGCCACAGGAGAAATTTATGAATAGGTTGGGACTCTGTTGTATTTCGCTTACTCTCAAGGAACAGGGTTTTGGTCATCAGACTATGACCTTCAAGCGATTCAATTCTTTGCCGCGAGAAGAAGCCTTAGAAATTCTTGGAGACAGAATCCAGAATAATCTAATGGTTACAAATAAAACAATTCAATTTTGTGCAGAGAACAATTATGTTTATCGTGTTAGTAGCGACATTTTTCCTCTTATTACTTATGATGAGGCTAATGTAAGCCTTGAAGATTTGCCCAACCATGACGCTATTCAAGATGAGTTTGATAATATTGAGCAAAGCATATCCTCTACTAATGTACGGGTTTCTGCTCATCCTAGTGAATTTAATAGTTTGTCAAGTCTCAACGAAAAAGTTGTCGAAAAAACAATTGCAGAACTCAATTTCTACAGTAGTTTCTTTGACAGAATCGGACTACCAGCAGACCGACGATCACCCATGAATTTTCATGTTCATAATAATAATGGAACAAGAGAAGAAATTGCTCACAGATTCTACAACAACTTTAAAAAACTTGATGATAATTGTCAGGCTCGTGTTACAATCGAAAACGATGACAAACTTAACTGTTGGAGTGTCAAAGAATTAGTAGACATTTTTCATCCGATAACTCGTATTCCAATCTGTTTCGATTATCTTCATCACAAATGTCACCCAAACGGTCTTACGGAACGCGAAGCGATTAATATGTGCTGGGATACTTGGCAAACTAGACCACTTTTCCATTATAGTGAAAGCAGGGAAGGAAATAATCCACGGGCGCACGCAGATTATCCCGAAAATACTTTTAATAATTATGGTCTGGAATTTGATATCGACCTAGAACTAAAAGCAAAAGACCTAGCTCTTGCAAAATATGATTCTTTACTAAACTGTGTTTCTTAAATATAAGGAGATAATTATGGCTCAGATCGGTGCAATTTCAATTAGTCCCAATGTTAATACTAAAGCAATCATTAACTTGCTAAAGGAAGATAAGAAGATTACTATTGGTCAGGAGCAGATTGCCGCTGACGGCTCTCGCTATATTCCAATAGAAAAGAATGGGTAAAAATGAGTGCTTGGCTTATAATAGTAACAGGATGTATTTATTCTTACGTCGCTTTTGAACAAGGAATGAAGGGCAATTATCCTCTTTGTATTATGTATATTGGATATAGTTGGGCTAATATTGGAGCTTATTTGTTAGCAATATCATCTAACTCTGGAAGATAGGAATAAGATTATGAAAGAACCACAAAGAATTAAACTTAGTCCAGAAACACCAACGCCAAAAGAACCTCATAAATACAGATTACCTCCACTAAATAAGCCAGAGTGGGATATTTCTGGTCAAGATAATGATGACGTATATATTAAGTCAGACTTGGACGAGCTAAACAAAAAATTGGACATAATTAATCGTGAAGATAATTCATAAAACTATCAAGAAAGCCTATGACAATTGGAATCCTAATTCGTTAATTCGCTGTTACCATTATGCAGCGGCTTTTGATGGAACAAGAATGATCGAATTTGCTCAGAATAATCCTGTTAAGATGAGTACAAAAGCTTTCAGGATAGGTAAAAGATTTAACATTCCCAAATACTTGGAGTATCCTTATGTTCATAGTGAATCTCATCTTATTTCTAAATTACTTGATCGCTATAACTCCATTGATCCTAATTGGAGCATATGTGTCTTACGAATTAACAGACAGGGATTAATTCTTGGAAGCAAACCTTGTGTTAATTGCTCTAAACTACTAAATGCTGTTGGTTTAAATCAAATCTACTACAGTAATGATAATGGGGATTTTGTATGTCCCACCAAAACCATTAAGATTGAATCAAAGCAAGAAAGTTATTCGTATGAGTAATGAATTACCAGATAGTAAAATCCCTTGGTGGGATAATCACTATGAAGATATTTATAGTGAAGAAGTAGAAGATGGCTATCCTTATGACATTGGAACCAAAGTACAGGAATAAATTATGCTACTAAGACCAAAATCAAGAACTCATTACTGGAGTTGTTCTAAGTTCGCAGACTTTATTCGTGGAGAGAAAAAACCCTATGCTTTAGAGTGGGGTAAATGGGACGAGTGGAAAAAAGAACAAAAAAAGAAAAGACCAATTCGATTTTGGATGGCAGAAGAAGGACTGTCTAAACTACAAGATTTTGTCATGTTTCCTATTGATGTTTATGATGAGATTAAATACTACATTAATAATCGTTGGATAACTAAAACACATTATCTAAAAACTGGACTAAAACCCGGTCATTACTATGAGCTTGACTATAGAATTCTTCATGGGTTATTTAATGAGCTTGTGGATTTTGTAGAGATTGAGTATGCACACCTAGCAAAATGGTCACTTAAAAAGGGAACTAAAGACTATAAGTTCAAGCGTGGTCGATCAATTGAGGCAGGATTAGCTTACCTAAAATGGGCTTGTTCCTTAAAATACAATAAGGATTGGGGAGTAGATAAAAAAGACCCCAAGTATGGAAAACCAACCCACCAAGCTATTAAAGCACAAAAAATAAAAGAACTTTATCTATGGTGGAAAGATCGTCCGAACAGACCAGAACCTATGGATGTTGCCAAATTATCTTGGAATCAAAACAAAGAAGATAATTTAATGGATGGTAAGATAACAAGACAAGAATTGTCTCAATTTAAAAAACTTGAGAAGATTGAAGCAGACTATGAAAAAGAGGATACAAAAATGCTCATTGAACTTATTAAAATCCGTAAGGAGTTGTGGTCATGAGAAAAGCTAATCTAGAACACGATCTTATCAAATCAGATTGTATTACAGACAAATGTTCTAATAGTGAATCTTATAGTCAAAATCTGTATGCTGCTATGTGCAATAATTTATTCTACAAGAATGACGAGGAATGGAGTTGTTCTTGGAGATATTCTGGTGGGATTGTTGCGGACATAAGGAATGTTGGAGAAAGCTACATTGACTTTTATTGTAGCGGAATAGGTAGCGGTCATGAGGGATATGTCGGAGAGAGTTTTGTTACAGACGAAATTCGATCAGACTTACTGCAACTAGGATGGACTATCAAAGAATATACTCAGAGCGAACAGGTTGATGCTCTCTAGGGAGTTTCTATTAAAAAGAGGCTACTGCTGCCACCTTGGTTGTATTAACTGCCCTTACAACGAGTCGCCAGAGGGCTTGACAAAGCATCCAGAGGACGTTAAACTAGAGTTGGGCGACGAATCATCCATCACAAAGGAAAATGAATGAACGAATCACTAAATCAAGCTATTTGTGATTTCTATAATAGTGTTTGGAAATATATGAAAGCTGAATATAAGCCAAAGTGGGCCAAACTTTACAATTCTGAAAAACTATTGGACGAAATGATTCAACTTACAGGTCAATATTATCTTGGTGGAAACAATGTCTCTGATACTGCTGGAGATATTGTTAGATTTCTTAAAAAGAAACACAAATAGATTCTAAAGTCCGGTCATTGACAACGCCGATATCTATGATATAAATCAACTGCTGCTAGACCATCTTTTTTGGAGACATAATGAACTGTATTTATTGCAAAAATTGCGTTGGTGTTGAACGATATGAATTTCTGACGAAAACTAATAGAAATATCATTTGTATAGAATGTTCTACTGAGAACAAAGCTGTGGGATTTATGGACTGGGGACATAAGACTGCCCCAAGTTTGGTAATGGTTCCTAGTAATGCTAAAGAAACTATCAGAATTTTAGATCGTGCTAACAGGAGAGCAAGATGAATAATATGACTTGGCTTGATCTTTACAACTTCCTTTATAATCAGGCAAATGATAGTAAAAATTTTGGAAAGATGAACTGGCAAGAACCAGTAATGGTACATGATGCCAATACTGGGGATGAGCTTAATTGTGATACATGGGTTGTATCTGATAGCAATGGGCAGGATAAACTGGTTATTGCAACTAACATTGAAACTATTTATAGCGAAAGGAATTAAATGGACTTAGAGATCGAAAGCCTACTATTTAAACAGGTCGAGAAGCCAAAGGGTCATTCGCTAACAAAGATTATTAATCTATGGGAAAATCGTTATCGTGTTAACCTGTATGTGGAAATTTTAGAAGAAGGTTTGATAAAAAGGAAAATACAGAATAGTTATTTCTGTCATTATAGTCCCGGAAAACTAACTATTATAACCGATCCAGATAATAAGCCCGATGATCTAAAAAAGAAAAGGTGAGTTATGCCAATAGCGACTTTAAAATTTAAACTACCAGAAGAACAATACGAGTTTGATACTGCTATTCAAGCCGGTAATACTAAAAGAATGTTGTGGGATTTTTCTCAACAACTAAGATCTTGGCAAAAATACAGCAATGATTTCACTGATGCTGGAGATGCTCTTGACAAGATTAGATCAGAATTTCACAGATTAGTTACTCAATACAATATTAATATAGACTAAGGAGATTATCATGCCACTTTTTGAAGTTAATACCGTTTCTTTGTTTCGTCACAAGTATATTATCGAGGCTAAGACTCTTGAACACGCATACGATACTGTCTTAATTGATAAGCCAGAAGAATTGACCCAAAAACATCTTGAAGAAACTATTCTTGATGGTCGAAAGATTGGTCGAAAAGAGTTTGAAAGACTTTGTAATGACACTATGAAAGATAGTAGAGAATTGAGTAATGCTCATCTAGGAACACGAATTATACACAAGGTAGATTATAACTATGACTCCTGAACTAGCAGATAAATTAATCAAACAATATACAGAACAGTTTAAAAATCTCAAATACTTAGAGTGCGATGATGGTTGGTATGAAATTTTATCTAGGCTTTGTTATATTGTGAATAATCGTATTGACTATAAGAGAAGGCTAAATGAGCCACTAGAATTTTTTTATTGGAGTCAAATCAAAGAAAAATTTGGTGGATTACGAGCCTATTGTTATGGTGCTGATGAATATATTCGCGGAGCAATAGATATGGCAGAAAGTATGAGCTATACCACTTGCGAAGTTACTGGAGAAAAAGGAAAGGTTCGGTATAAAAAACTTGATGAAGATGGGAGTCCTATTCATTCATGGGTTAAGACTCTTTCTGATAATGAGGCGACTAAACAGGGTTATGTACTATGACTTTTGATGCTATAGTTATTAGCGATATTCATTTAGGAAGTAATGTTTGTCAAGCTAAAACTCTGGCATCTTTTCTCTCTAGAATTGAACTTGGAGAGGTTGACACTGATACTTTAATCATTAATGGAGATTTATTCGATAGTTGGGATTTTCGTAAGTTGAAAAAAGATCATTGGAAGATATTATCTCAAATTCGTAAAATATCTGATATTATTAAAGTTATTTGGATTAGCGGCAACCATGACGGGCCTGCTGATATGGTAAGTCATTTAATTGGTGTGGATTTTATGAATGAGTATAGTTTTATCAGTGGAGACGAAAAGATATTAATTTTACATGGAGATATCTTTGATAATGTTATTTCTAAATATCCTAGACTAACAAAAATAGCTGACTATATTTATCGGTGGCTACAAATATATGCAGGACTATATTACTCTAATCTTGCTAAACGTAGCAGCAAAACCTTTTTAAGATGTTCTCAGGAAGTTTGTGAAAGAGCTAAATTATACTGTTCATTAAAAAAGTGCGACTCAATAATTTGTGGTCACACTCATTTAGCCACAACAGATGTTTCTGGATTAACAAACTACTATAATAGCGGATGCTGGACAGATCATCCTTGCTCATATATCACTATTAAAAATGGTCACATTAAAATAAATTATGTGGATATTCTGTAGGTTTTTGAAAAAACTCAGAAACGCTAAAGAATCCCCCTTGACAGTGCCGATAAATGATGTATACTTAGGGCATAACGTCAATCAACACAGGAGATGAGAAATGGGAAAAGGTCAAAAGTCTTGTGATAAGTGTGGAGCTACTACAGGCCCGCGAGCTTATATGTGTCCTAAGTGCAATACTCCGTTTGTTTTTAAGGTAAAAAGCAAAGAAGCAAAGAACACAAAGATCATTAGAGATTTTAACTGGAAAGAACTTGTTAAGGGTGATCGTATCAGAGTTGGTGGAGGCCCATATTTTGCAAAAGGTGCTGAGTTTATTCCGATGGGCTATAGGGGTCGTTTTGTTGTGGAAGGGATTGACCAGCATGGGATTAAAGCATGGGGTGTAGACAAGAACCAGGGTTTCTGTCACATCTATATGGGGCCAGATATTCAGAACAAAGAAACTGGGGTTTGGAAGATTAAACACAAGCTTATGAAACTCAAACAAAAGGTGGAGGCGTAATGTCTCTTACTCAAGAACAAAGAGATCAGATAAACAATTTGCTTGATAACAGAGATAAGATGGTAGATAACCTCTATCATATTGAAAGGATTTTAAAAACTTATTTTCCAGAAGAATTTGAACGAGCAATTCAGTTTTATCTGCCTCAGATTACCACTGCTCTTTACGAGGATAAAAAGTGGCTAAGTAGAGGCGAATACAGTTTGCAGAACACTATTGACAATCTGCTTGAGCGGTGTAAAATTGACAATGACGGCAAGGGTACTACAAAATATCTCTAATTGGAACTAATAATGGAAAGCTATAGTATTATTGATTTGGAAGGTTATGCAAAGTCCATGAGGGACGGTGCTGCATCATCATTTGAAAAAGACTATACAGAAAATTTAGATGATTTTATTTCTATTACTCAGGTAATCAATATGATCAAGAAGAATAATCTTGGTCTAGATGAGGAAGGTAACTACCTTATCAATGAAGAGATTTTCGATGATATGTTTAATGAAATTAGGGATTGGCTTTATGGTGTTGGTCTAGCCAAGCTGGCAGCAAAAGGATTTGTAGACTGCTCATGGGATGATGAATCTAATGAAATGGTATTCTGGTTAGCGAATCAAGATAAAACAGGTATTCCAGCAAAACCCTCAAAGGATAATGATGAATAATTATATCAAGATCAGAAACCTGAAACTTTTTAGTAAAAGTATTAGAAAAAATGTTGCTATGGTTTTTCCCAAGAGGTATTACTATGAAATAGATGGTTTGATTTCTTTGTCTCAAACAGAACAATTGGTCAGGAAATACATTGAGCCAGGATATAATGATGAATTTATTCTGAGCGATGAGAACTATGATCTTCTTTGTGATGAAATCAAAAAATGGATTTACAATTCAAGCTTAAGTTTAGTAGCGTCATCTGGCATCATAGAATGTGCTTGGGATGATGAGTCTAGTGAAATGTTTTTTTGGCATCCAGAATCAAACGAAACCTTTAATATTGCAAAGTAATTATGTCAAAACAAGAAATACAAGAACTAAAAGATCAAATACATGACTTGAAGGAATATCTATATTCTGATTTGTGTAAGGCTTGCGGAGATGCAGCATTATCTCTAGATAAAATTAATCAAAGACTAATCGAACTAGAGTCACAACAAAATTCCTAAAGGTCTTGACAGTGGTTGGTCGATAGAGTACAATAGGAAAACAACACGGGGCGTAAGGTAAGCCGGTAGCATCCGTCACTCTTATAAGGTGATCATAGGTACGTTCGACTCGTACACGCCCTACTTTAATACATGGATTTGTTTATGAAACTACAACCACTAACGGTAATATTTTTAGGATTATTTCTAGCATCATTAGGATTTAACCTATTACAGTTTCAAAACATCAAAAGACTAACTTATCAAATCCAAAAAATGGAGGCTGGGCCAGCTAGAGGTTTGTTTCTGCAACCAGAAATGCCAAAATCTCCGATAAGTGATGAAGAATTAAAAGAGTTGATGGAACGAATTCTCAAGAAAATGAAACAAGAAAGAATGGTGTAGATAAAACACGGGCTAGTAAAGGTATCGACAGGTAAAATAGGTATAGATCGCATCGACTGGTTAATCGACCGGCCAGTTTAAAAGTCGATTAAAATTGTTAATTGGCGAAGTAACTCTCGCTCTCGCTGCCTAATTAGTTAGGTATTGAGTGGGGCGGCATGAGCCTTATTACCAAATCATGCTGACTCCGATATTCGGATATGGTAGTCCTACCAGACATAAATAGGAATGATGATTGTACTCAATCTGACGCAGATAACTCTGATAGCTTTGTTGGTAGTGTGATAACAACCAACTAACGATGTAGAAGTTTATATTGATGTTTATTCTGGACGGCAGTTCGACTCTGCCCTAGTCCACTTAATATTATGAGAAAAATTTGTACTTACTGTGGAAAGCGTAAAAACCTAGCAAGTTTTCCCAAGCATAGTATGTACAAAGACAATCTGGATAGCAGATGTAGAAAGTGTGTTAAGAAACATTCTAAGATACGAGTTAAGCTACATAAAAAAGCCCCCCCAAGACCAGAAGTTTGTGAATGTTGTAAAAAAGTTCCATATAAATGGGCTTTAGATCATGATCATGATGATAATAGTTTTAGGGGCTGGCTCTGTGAACCTTGCAATACTGGCATAGGTAAACTTGGAGATGATTTTCAGAGTATCGTTAACGCTATGAATTATTTTCTCTCAAGACAAAAGCGATATGAAAAATAAGATTAGAGAACATCTAACGGAAAATGATATGACGTATTATCAGCACTTTAAATTTGCTGTATTTTTTGGATGTTTATCTTTAGTTGCTGGGTTTTGTTTAATAGTTCATGCGTTTTTTCCATGCTGGTTTCAAACTTCTGGCAGCGATTTGGTTCAGTCTATGGCTATCGTGTTTAAGAAACGAAGTCGATTAGACGATACTTGACAGAGGGGCTACCCTATGGTAGAATTGGGACAACACAGGAGAAAATAAAAATGTCGTTTGAGCATCTTAATGGTTTTGTTCGTGATTTGAAGGCAACCAGCAGCACACTTGATAAGGTTGGAATTATTGAGGATTATACTGCCTCTAATGAGAGTGGAGCAAACTTTATCAAGAAAATTCTGCTCTATACCTACCATCCTCTTTGGCAATATAATGTGACCAGCGATAATCTTAAAAAGAAAAAGCATCTGCGTGGTCATGCTTATGATTGTATTTTTAAGCTTTTGGATGATCTAAAGAGTAGGAAGATTACTGGACATGATGCCATTGGAGCAGTAAATACGTTCATTGATAACCAAAGAGAATACGAAGAACTCGTCCACTGTATCATTGATAAAGATTTGAAAACCCGTGCTGGAGATAAGCTAATTAATAAGGCTATTCCAGATCATATTCCAACATTTAGTGTCGCCCTAGCGGACAAATATGTTCCTAAAATTGTAGACTGGAAGGATGGATGGTATGTTAGCAGAAAGATCGACGGTGCTAGATGTATTGCTATTGTTGATGGTAATGGTGATACTACCTTTTATTCCCGCACGGGAAAAAACTTTGATACTCTTGGTGTTGTTGGCGACGGCATTAAAGCTTTGGGACTTACTAATGTAGTTCTTGATGGTGAGCTTTGTTTGGTTGATGAAGATGGTAACGAGGATTTCCAAGGAGTAATGAAGGAACTTCGTAAGAAGGATCATACCATCCCTAATCCATCATATAAGATTTTTGACATGATTACTCATGATGAGTTTTATAGTCAGAAAGGCGAAAAGAATCGACCATTCGGCATTAGGCTGAAGAATCTCACTGAAATCATGAAGAAGAATGAATGTCCTTGTCTTACACTGTTGGAACAATCTTTGGTGAAGGATGAGAGCCATTTTCAAGAATGGATAGCAAAATCTACACAGAATTCTTGGGAAGGATTGATTTTAAGAGCAGACGAACTTTATAAGGGAAAACGATCAAAAGATATGCTTAAATGGAAATCATTCAATGATGCAGAGTATGTCGTTTCTGATGTTGAGTTTGGGCCATTTAGATATGTCTTGAATGGTCAAGAAAAAGAAGAGGAAATGCTATCTTGTGTTACAATTAAACACAAAGGATATAATGTTAGAGTTGGAAGTGGATTTTCAATAGAACAAAGACAATATTTTTACAAAAATCCTAAAGAAATTCTAGGAAAAATTATTAGAGTTAATTATTTTGAAGAAACTAACAACCAAGATGGCGGTATTTCATTAAGATTTCCGACGTTGGCTTATATTTATGGTGATAGTAGGGATATTTAATAGTCCCATTTCATTTTGGTGTAAGTATAATATACTATGAAAAAATGCACAAAATGTCATATAAATAAGTCTTTAAAAGAATTCAATAAAAAACATACATCTCCAGATGGTTATAGGACTTATTGCAGGGTTTGTTCTAAGAAATATAACAATGAACGTCAAAAACAAATTATCTATAAAACAGCTTATCAAAAAAGATGTCTTAAATGTAATAAAAAAAGACTCACCAAATTTTTTCATAAATGTATACATAATAAAGACGGATGCAATTCTTGGTGTTTAGATTGTGTCTCTTTGTATAAAAAAGACTATAATCAAAAAAACAGAAAACATAGAAATAAATATTTAAAAAATAGATTAAAACAAAATCCTTCTTTAAGATTAATCAAAAACTATAGAACGAGAATTGGCATAGCATTTAAAAATTCTAATAAATCAAAATCAACAGAGCAATTATTGGGTTGTTCATTAGAGTATTTTCAAAATCATATAATCAATCAATTCAATAAAGACATGACGATAGAAAATTATGGGAAATGGCATATTGATCATATAATTCCTATTAGTTCTGCTAAATCAAAGAAAGAATTAGAGCAATTATGTCACTATACAAATTTACAACCATTGTGGGCAATAGACAACATCAAGAAAAGTAATAAGATTCTTCATGGAGAAGAAAGAGACATCTAATTGATCAGTTTCCGGTATGGTGTATTAAATTGTCCCGCCTTACTGGAGACATTAAATGATCAAAGTTATTCTTCGCTCTATTATATATCCGTGGTTTATTTTATTTGTAGGATTTTCCATAGGTTTTATCTGTAATTCTGAATGGTTCGGCTGCAAGTATGTTCTTGTAGAAAGATCAGTAAGGAATATATTTTTCCCAATAAAATATGATGAACAAGTAGAGCAGTGGGTAAAATCCAATGGACGATTAAGATTGTGGGCTAATTTAGAGTGCCCAGAATATTTTGAAGTTATTCATGAGTTTGTTAAAGGAGAGGAGCATTACTGGGCTATTTATAAGACCAGAGATAGCAAAGGTAAAGAAATTAAAGACATTGGTAGTGTGAGAGTTAAGTGGAAAACATGGGAATACTACTATAAATTAGACGAGATTATAGATAAGTATGGTTCTAGGAAATTAGATTGATTCAAGATGCGGGGCTTGACAAGACGATAGGACTAGTGTAGAATCGCAGTATACACTTTGGAACTAACTTTTGAGGACACTATGACAGAGATTGTTGTTGAGAAAAAGCCGATTGTGATGAGTACGAGCAAAGCCGATGAGTTTTTCAAGAATTTCCCCAAGGATAAGGTAGTAGCATATAAGGACTATTGGGAGAGTGTTCGTCCTAAGACCGATGAAGATATTTTCCGTCGCTATCTCTTTGCATATTGCTCCGTTCATACAACTTGGCAAGGCAATGTCAAGGGATATAATGCTATCAAGAATTTTAGCGAGTGGCTGGACAGTAAAGAAATTCTTTTGGAGAAACTTCACAAGAGCGGCGTTGGTCTGCACAATAATCGTACCAATTACATCTGGGATTTTAGCACCAAGTTTTGGGCCAACCCTAAAGACTTTTATCTGACCACTAAGAAGTATCATGTTAAGAAACGAGACAGTATTCTTACTAAGATTAGTGGTATTGGTCTTGCTAAAATTAGCTTTGCTCTTGAGATGATTCATCCTAATGAGGCAAGAGTATTGTGTGGAGACATTCATCAGCTTAGACTTTACGATGTTGAGGCTCTTAAATATAATAAGAGTAAGGTTGGGTCACAGACTTATAAAAAGATGGAGCGGCACTGGATGGTTAACTGCGGCAAGTTGAAAGTACCATCTTATGTAGCAAGGTCGATCTATTGGGATGATCTTCAAAAGAAGGAAGATAGTCGCTACTGGAGTTATGTTCTGGAGAGTTAATCATGCAGAATGGTAAGGGTTCTAAAAGGCGAGAGAGTTTGGTTTCTCAAGAGACTTGGGACAAAAACTACGAAAGAATTTTTAGAAAGAAAAAAGATGGGAAGCGTAACAAATCTAAAAGAAAATAAGACACTGTTTATTCCGTGTTCTTGTAAGAGCGAGATTTTAGTAATTGAATATGATCATGAAATAGATATAGCTGATCTGGCAATATTTGAACATTATACAAATTATAGCAATAAGATGTCATTTTGGCAGAGACTACGATATTGTTTTCAGGTTTTGGTACATAAAAAGCCTTATGCTGATCAGATGGTACTAGATAAAAAACAACTCAAAGATTTGCAAAAATTCCTAAATGAACTTAACTTATAAGGTGTATATTATAAGGTTGTCAAAAAATTCATACCAAGGAGGCTAATCATGGTTGTCAGAACAGAGACAGAATACATGAACGATCAATTAGCTAACAGAGTTAAGTCTCTTCAAAAAGCTTTAAATCAAGCTGAAACAATAATGAATACCCTTGAGTCAGAAAATCAAAGACTAAAAGACGTTCTTGCTAACCTAGCGTCAGAAAATAATGAAGGTTACATTCTCGATAGCGAGTCCTTTAATGAGCCAGTGTTTACAGTCTAAGAATAAGAACAAAAGAATAATAACACAAATTGGTGAATATGAATACTTGATTGAGGGTGAAAGCGATTGGGCGAAATTCTGTTGTGAGTCAGATATTTCAGTAATAACTTCTGCTAATTTAGATGGTGGGCCATTCCTATTAATTGGTGATTCTTTTTTAGGCAAGGGCAGAATATCATCTATGCAGAATATTGACAGTGGGCGAGATGGGTATATAATAATTAAGGTTACTCTATACTCACCAAAGGAAAAATCATGATACCAGAACTAGCTACCGTTGTCGGATACTATCAAGCAATGTTAATCTCTGGATATAACGAATATCAAATTCAACAAATTATTAAGGGGTCTACCTATGAGCCAACTTCACAAGAGTAATAAGAACAGAGTTTTCTTGGGAGTGTGTGGGGGATTATCAGAAAGTCTAGGTCTAGATGTTTCTGTAGTAAGACTAGGATTTGTTGCTGGAGCTATCTTTACTGGTAGTATTCTTTTTTGGGTATATCTGCTTTTAGCTCTTGTTTTACCAACACAAGATAACTAGTATCAGTATTTTCCTATCTTCTCCAGTTGTTCTTCCAACTGTGATCAATCGACCAGTAATATCTCCTACTTGGTCGATTTGGTGTATTTTATTCTGATAGATTGACCAATATCTTATCAGGAATACTAATTACCATGAGTACTAGAATAAAAACCATCATTGTTTTTGGTCTTATTTTACTTCTGGTATACAAAGAATATCGACCCCAAAATATCCCTACCATAATAGACAAGATACCAAAGATAGTTGTTCCAGATCTTAAAGACAACATAGTATATGATGATTTAAATAAAAGTATAGAGTTAGCTTCTAAGCATAATAGAAAAGTATTGATTATTTTTGGTGCTGATTGGTGTCCGTATTGTAAGACATTAAAAAAAGATATCTCCTCATTGTTTATTCAAAAATATGTAGTTTCTATTATAGACATAGATAAAAATTCTGATATTGTGGACGAGTTTAAAATAAAAGGACTTCCCACTTCCGTTGTGGTAGACTCCAATAAGAAAGAACTTGCAAGAAACATAGGATATAAAAAACAAGAATATGAAGATTGGTTAAAACAAAATATCACAGATCTTAGTGCGTCATGGATAGATACAAAGTAATTACCATACTATTTTTATGCACAACACTACTTTTTGACTCTACCGGAGTAGCTAATGACTATCATTTCGTCTTTAATAAGGTATATAACGTGAGATATTCCGCCAAATCAAGAGTTATATCTGTCGGCTTAAGACTTTTCGATTTAAAAAAACATAGAGACTTGATGCCAAAAGATACTGTGTATAATGAAGTGTTATCATACTCAGAAGAAGTTCCTTTTGGAGATGAACACGGTAGAAGCACTAATGTACATGAAACAGTTCATGGAATAAATGCTGCTATAAGAAACAAATATAAGATTATGCTCAAAAAAAATCTTAATGGTTTCTATGCTGGTGCTGGCAAAGGAATACTAGTTGAAAATCCTCCTCTTAAAATAAGAGATATCATACCGTTTATACCAGAAGTTGTGAGAGGATATAGATACAACCTATATTTTGTAAAACAACTAGGAGACTGGAATGATACTCCTACTTATCCGATGGATGAATGGTCTGCATATATAGCTGGAGCTGAATGTGCAGTCGATGATGCTATTAGAGATATTCGACTCAAAGAAAAAAGCGATAGCGTATCTGGAGCATTAGAGTTTAGTATCTATTGTTCTGCATTAGCTTTAGCAGTTAAAACTAAGTGTAAAGATTACTGGGATAATAATGAACAATTCAAAAATGTAATTAAATACTATTTGATAAAATCAGAAAAAGCATTCTTTGAAGGACAAGAATTATTCCCCTCTCCTAAACAGGATTTATTATTGTTTCATCTAAGAGAACACAAAGACGCAGCGGAACTTCGTAATTTTTTATTGCTAGAATTTGATGGCATTTTTGTAGACTAACATATCAAAACGAGCCTAGTCGCTTTTAGAGAACGCTCTTATTGATGCGTAGCAATGACCACAAACGGACTTTTAAATAGGATACTGCGTCGATACACTCCTTCTAAATGGAACGAGAATACGTTTTTGGTTGCCTCATTTTTTTTTCAAGTGCGTCTATTGACATAGCCGATACCACAGAGTACAATGAAAGTGTTGATCAGGTATGATCGGTCGCGTGACCGAAACTGACAACTAAATGAGGTTTAGTTTTTGGAGGTGATTTATGGCAGAGGTTACTACTACAGAGAAGCAGAGTCGTGTTCGTTGCAGTGATGATCAGTTCCTTGAGGCAGTTTTTTCCAGCAAGACTTATGCTGAGATTGCGTCAAAGACGGGTCAGAAGGTTGCTAGTACGATGGCTCGTTATGCTCGTACAAAGGAGGCTCTCAAGACCAAGGGTGTTGAACTTCCCGCTATGGAACGAGCAAAGCCAGTTAAGACTGTTGATAATGTCGAGGCTATGGCTGATATTGTCCGTCGAATCAAGGCTCATACGAACTCTTGATTCTGATCCTAAATGCTTCCAACTACATCCCTCGTAAACATTATTAGAGACAACATAGATAACAATCTAATTAATCGTTACGATATGTAGCTTGGAAGTATATGGGGCTTTGGCGAAATAGGCAGACGCAAGGGACTTATACAATTTGAGTGCTTAAGGAGAAATCTTTAAAGTAGAACCTGTCAAAGTCGGTGAACCTTTTAAAATGGGAATACCGAGCCAAGCATAGAAATATGAAGGTGTAGAGACTTGACGGCAGGAACCTAAAGTAATAACTATGGTTAAGGTAAAGTCCAGACTACAAACAGAAATGGTAACGAAAGTTATAGTAGTAAGAAAATCCCTCGGAGAAATCCATGTGGGTTCGACCCCCACAAGCCCCACTATTTATTTTTTCCACGATAATTATCAGTTGCAGGATATAAAATCTTATGACATTTGACCAATGGCTCAATGAAATCGAAGGATATAGTGTTAGGCACGAAAGAGCTATGAGCGACATAAGAAATTGTGTTGCAAAAGGAGAAACTGACGATATAATTAAATGGTTGATGGCAGCTTATGCTATGGGCCACGAACAAGGTTATAATACTGGATATTATGACTCTAATGAAGATTGCAAAGAACAACTTGATGAATACCGAATGGGCGATGACTTTTAACCAAAGGATATATAATGACAAAAAGTTCTCTTGATCTATATAAGGTTGGTAGTAGAGTAAAGTTGACTGATGATGTTGACGGAACTATTACTGGAATAAATATTAGCTCTAATAATACTGTTATTTATGAGTGTGGTTGGTGGAATGGTCGCTCTTATACCAAAGATCATTTTAATGCAGAGCAAATAGAAGCAACAGTTGCAGATAAAGTTCGTATCGGATTTGCATGATAGAAGAATATGAAAACTGGGAAGATAACATAAGAAAAACCTTTATAGAACTGGCAACTTATATGGACAAAAATTCTGATCCTCTTGAAAGCATTATTGATTTTGCCTGGGCAAGTGGTGCTGATCTTTTCTTTGTTCAAAACGCTAAGGATGAACTTAAAAGACTAAAAGAGAAAAATAAGGAATGGGCTGCGGAAGTTTATAGAGCTAATGAATTTGCTGTTGAACAAACTAACGAATATCTAAAAATATCCCAGCAGATGCAGACTTTAAAAAATTCTCTTGAGTCCTGATAGGAAAAATCATGGGTAATACTTTATGCAATGGCAGAGTTAAGAATAATAATCCTAAGTCCCCTATAGAATATTTCTTACTCGTAACAGTAAGAGAATATAGTGACTATGAGGGAGGTACTTATATAGATGAAGTCAGAACTGCCGCAGAATTCTTAGAAAAAGACAAAGACGCTTATGATGACCCTTTTTATCAGATATATGGATCAGTACCAGTTGATATTGATGGGCTGCCAACAACTGTTTTTCTTGGCGAGTTTTACTCAATAGATAAGGCAAGAAATTTTTTGTATAATCTTACTGGTGAAGTTCCACAGATTATCTCTTATTGATATGGTAAGCTCAAAATATAAAATTGATCTATCTGACTACTATAGTGCTGATGGTGGATATTGTACTCTTTTTAAGATATCTAATCAGCCATTTATAGGATTTAAGGAGTTTATCTCTAAAGCCAGAGCGGAATACGCCAGAAAAATTCAGCTTAAATTAAGTAAGCATGATCTGGCTCCTAAAGTATGCTCTGAATTATGTAAGATGGGCTATGAGCCACTATTTACTCATCAAATAAGCGGTTGGGGATACGTTACAGAATTAGCTAAACCCACCAATACAAATATACAATTATGGAGAATACAGGGTCTAGTCGATAATATTTTTGATAGAACAAAGCTAAAATTTTGGGACTGTCATTCGGCTAATCTTGGATATATTGTAAGAGAAGGAAAGAATAAGCTAGTTTGTATTGATACTGGTAAAGAAACGTGGGATGGATATTCTAATTATTTTGGAAACTCTGATCCTGGCCCAAAGTGTTCATATTGTTTAAAATATCAATGTAAGTGTGAAGGAATTTAAAATGCCATATATTAAAGAAGATCGTAGAAAAGGTCTGGATGAATGTATAGACGTAATGGTAAAATGTCTGAAGAGTAATGTGCCAAATGACAATATTAAAAATCCTTGGTCTGATCCTCAAAATAGAGGAATATCAAATCAGGAATTACTTGATATTTGTGGAGACATTAATTATACTTTTAGTCGTATTTTAGGGGGTGTTATGGGAGATATTTCATACCCTAAGATTGCTGTGATTACTGGTGTATTAGAGAATATCAAGCAAGAATTTTATCGTCGAGTAGCAGTACCATATGAAAACCAAAAGATAAACGAGAATGGCGATATCAGAGAATATAAATTACTAAAAGAATAAAGAAAGAAACATATGTCTCGTGATTTTGACAACATCATTAAAGAAATAGTTAAAAACAATAAAGAGCTAGATAAAATGGATGATAAAATATCTAAAAATATCTCCGGTCTAGAAAAAGATATCGCTATAATTAAGAAAGATATGAAAACCATTTCTTCTAAACTAGATGGTATTTTTGATATGCTAAGTAGTCTTTCTGTTTTTATAGAAGATGCTGAGAATATCGTATCAGAAGATGAAGAAGAATATACATCTAATGAGGGATGGTTGCCAGAGCTTAATAAGTGGGAAAACGAACAAGATGATGAGGACGAGGATTAATGGCTAGTTTAGCTCTAATAGTAACGATTATTTTTTTATCTGTACTAATCATAGGGCCATTAAGTTACATATTATCTTTGTTTGATTGGATGCCAAAGTTTGTTGTATGGATTATGGGATTACTCTGCATACTGGTAGGAGGTCTGACATTCGCTTTGCCAGTGGTCTTTTTAAAAGTTTTGGGTCTGATAGACATAGCCATTGGGTTTAAAATAATCTCAGACAGACAACAAAAGAAAAGTGGTGCTTGACAAGATGATTTGCCGATGGTATACTTGAGCCATCACAGGAACGATAACACTTTTGGAGAATACAGATGAAGTTGGCAGATAGGACGATTGAGACTCACAGCGTTGGAGTTGCAAGTAGGAATCAGTTCAATATTGCTCAGACGAGCAAGATGTTTAAAATCCTTTCAGACTCTCTTTATTCTGATAAGGTTATGGCTGCGATTCGTGAGCTTTCTACTAATGCTTATGATAGCCATATCTCTGCCGGGAATAAGAATCCCTTCAAGGTTACTCTGCCCACTGCTGCTAATCCTACCTTTATGGTGAGGGATTATGGTACTGGTCTTAGTCAGGAAGATATGGAGGACTTGTATACCACTTATGGTGCTTCCAACAAGAATGATAGTAACGATTTTGTTGGTTGTCTTGGTCTAGGGTCTAAGAGTCCCTTCGCATATACCAAGAGTTTTACCACCGCATCATATTATAACGGTAAGAAGTATACTTATATTGCGGCGATTGACGAGAGTGGTGTTCCTACGCTGAATCTTTTCAATACTTCTAATACGTCTGAACCTAATGGTCTTGAGATTAGTTTTGCTGTTAAGCAGCATGACTTTCAAGAGTTTACAGACAAGGCTAAGAGAATCTTCCACTATTTCCGTATGAAACCCATCCTTGAAGGTGGTATCGGGAATAATCTGCAAGATCATAAGTATAGCAATACTAATATCATCATTAGTGGTGAAGGTTGGAGGGTTTGCCGACTCAACAATGATAATAACTATTTCCCTAATGGGTATCATCGAATTGATAGTGGTATTGTAGCTATCATGGGTAATATCGCCTATCCTGTTCAGACCGCACAGATTGTTGGTCAAGAGAAGGATGAGATGCCCGATCATATCCAGAAGTGGAATAGAGCTTTCCAGAAAGCAGATATTGATTCTTGGAAGAGCTTTGTGGGAGAGATTCTCAACTCCGGTCTTTATCTTGAGCTTGATTTTGGTATCGGTGAACTGGAAATGGACGTTTCCCGTGAAGGTTTGCAGTATACTAAGGACGTTATCAAGACTCTTCGTAAAAAGACCCAAGAAATTTACATGGAGATGAAGGAAGAATTCTCCAAAAAGATTAAGTCTGCCCAGAATAAGGTAGAAGCAATTACTTCATACTATACTATGAATGAATTGGCTGGCGGCTGGGGTGTTGGTGCAACTTGGACTGATCCAAAGGGCAAAGATCATCCTATCAACTCTGGCAATGACTTGGAATATAAAATTCCTGCCGGTAAGAGTCTGTACGTTTTTAATTATAAGACTGCTGGCTATCGTTCTCGTCGCCAAGTTGCTCTCACAGATAGAATCCATCACGAAACCCTGACTGGTAAAGGTTCCTACTATTGGAATAACCAGAAGAAGAAGGGTAAGATGAGTTTCTTTGTGTGCGATGTTGCTAGTGAAGAAAGCGCCAAGAAGATTCTTACAAGGTTTTGTAATGCGAACGATTGCTTTGCTTATCTGATGATCGACACTAAGGATCATACAAAAAGCAATGAGGGTTTTGATCAACTGGTCGAAGATGTTGGTGCTGAAAATCTGCTCAAGGTTTCAGACTATAAGCATCTGACACAAAGTTCTGGCCCAAGAAAGTCTTACAATAGAAATTCTAATGGTAGCGTTAGTGATCAAGATGTATTCTTTATCCACGGATATGATAAGGATAGTAAGCAGATTACTAATCCCTATAATGATGCTACGCATCTAAGAATTCTTTCAGAAGAACAACTGGAGAACTTTCTGGAACAAGATGAGATTATTTTTGTTCCCATGTTGAGATATGGAACGGAACCTGAGTCTGGTTGTCCAGAGATTGCTGGTATTACTAGAACTCTCCAAGAAGATACTCTAAAGAGCATAACCAAGGACTTGATTGGTAATAGTAAGATTTATGCTATCAAAAAAGCTTTCCTTACAAAGCTTGAGAAAGATGGTTACAATCTTATTAATTTCAACGACTTTTTGAAGCGTCAACTCAAAGTTGTGGCACAAAAGCACTTTAAGAATCTTGCTTCTATTAACAAGCTTGTTGAATATTGCAAGAAGGACTATGCTACAGAAGAAAAGACTGGTGGTGGATATAGATATTATCAGCACGGAACAACAGATAAGCAGTTTATGTTTCATATTCTGAATATCTTTGGTCTAGATTATGACAAGTTTATTAACAACAAGAACCTTGTGGACTGTTTGAATAAGACCATGCTCACAGAGTTCTTTGCTTACACTGTTCATGTCGCTCCTTTTAATATTCCACGATTTAGCCAAACAGAATATCTTTCGCATATCTCTAAGCTTATGAAAGAGGTAGGGATTGATAATGTGGACGGCAAGGAAATTCGTAACGCTAATTTGGCTTATAATACCTTGACGAACATGATTGTTAATTACTTGTATTCTGGTAATAATAATGCAGAGGCTTATCTGAAGATTATTCGTGGAACTTCTGAGGAAGATTTGAAGAGGTGGAAAATCTCTGAGATTAGGGAGAAGATTAAGACTGAGGTAGACAAGAACCCTATGCTCAAGGTTATTATGGGAAATCATCAAGTGTCAGGTAATCTGGTAGATCTTAAATCTAATCAGAATCCTATCATTGAAGATCGCTCATACTATGGAAAGCAGAGCAGGGATTGGATTGAGCAGATGAGTCAGGAGAATATTGACCTATTTAAGATTCAGTTGAGCAGTTTGATTAAGTAGTCTGGAATTGTTCAAGACCCCTTGACAAGTTTGCCGATTAGTGTAAAATGACAGTATCACAGGTATCGTAACTAAAAATATTAGGAGTTTGGATTATGGCTGTTCCGTTTATGTTTGTCGATGGTAATTTGACGCTGGTTCTTAACAACCAGAGTTATCAGGTGTTGCCAGATCATATCAACTATAAGTTGATTCTGGAAAGACTCCCTACTGCTACGGCAGAGGAACTGTTGGAAGTTGTTGATGTTCAAAAGGCTGTTGCTACTTTCAGCGATGGTCTTGTGGAGATCAAGAATGGACAGGTTCTTTATGAGGGAGAGGAAGTACATGGTAGTATCAGCAAGCGTATTCTGGAGTTTATGAGCAAGGGATTGCCGTTTCAGCCCCTTGTTAATTTCCTGAATAATCTCATGGAAAATCCAAGTATGCAGAGTCAGAAGGAACTGTATGATTTCTTGGAGCATGAGCATCTACCTATCACTGAGGATGGTTTCTTCCTCGCTTATAAGGCTGTTCGTTCAGACTTTAAAGATAAGTACAGAGGAGTTTTTGACAACAGGGTTGGTCAGGTCTGCCAAATGCAACGAGCAAAGGTAGACGATGATCGTGGTCGTGGTTGTTCTAATGGACTTCATGCTGGAGCATTGAATTATGTTGCTGGCTATGGTAGTCTGGAGGCTGGCGACCGCATCGTTATCGTCAAGATTAATCCCAAGGATGTTGTGAGTGTTCCTAGCGATTGTAACTATGAAAAGCTCCGCACTTGTCGCTACGAAGTAGTTGGTGAGTATGAGGGTGAATTGCTCAAGCCTCTTTATAAGGCTGATTTTAGTCAGGACGATTACGAAGATGATGACGATGATTATCTGAATGACTACGATGAAAGCTATTGGGATCAGTTCGATGATGAGGACGAGGATGAGGACGAGGATGAGATGGATGACGAAGATGTGGACAATAATGGTTTCTATAGGTAAGTAGACAAGGTGGTGTTTGGTAACTTGTAAGATAGCACCTTTATAGTTTATGCTATCGTGCAATAACGGTTCGATTCCGTTACCATCTTTTAAGATATTGCTTTTGATGGTAGTGTTTACTGTCCCAATATCAAAATTGTAGGTAGGAAGTGGAAAAAGGAAAACAAATGTTTAGCGATACTTTGGCTTTTAATCCGTTCGATAAGACTCATAGTGCCATTGGAACAAGAGATCAGATTACTTTACGAAATAAGTTTTTTGATTCTTTTGGTGGTCAGCAGATTTTCTGCTACAACGGTGATCCCCGCAAGAAGATCAGTAGTATGAATCATACAGATCATCTTACTACTGTTGCTATTGCCAATGATAGTCAAGGTGCTGATGCTTACTTCTATGTTAATGGTGGACGTAAGCAGTATGCTATTAGTAGAATTCGTGCTTGTTTTGTTGATATGGACGCTGGGCGAGATGATCAGGGTCGTTATTTTAAGCCCAGTATTGTCATGCAGAAGAAAAAGGAATTCTTGGATCAGATCAATAACTTTCCAGTAAAGCCAAGCTGGGTTGTTGATACTCGTAATGGTTATCAGTGCTATTGGATTCTAAACCAAAACAATATGAATCCTAACAAGACTTATTGGAATGGTATTCAAAAGAAACTCGTAAACCACTTCGGTGGTGATGCCCGAGCTATTAAGATCAATCAGATTTATCGTATCCCTTATACTTGGTGGAGAAAGGGTTGGGAGGGTAAGCAACCTTACTTTACCAGTATTTTGTCAGGATCAACTGGTGATTGGGTAAATATTGAACAGCTTAAAGAAGCTCTTGATGGAGTGTCTGCTGTTGTTAATATTGTTGCCAATAAGACCAGCGATGAATGGTTTAAGGAATATGCTAAGGCTTATAAGAGGTCTGATGTTACTGGAGTTCCAGTATCGGTTAATGTTGCAACAAACATTCTGAATCAGATGAAAGCTTTGAATCCTGAGACATATACAAATAGCACAGAAAATATCAAACCGATTTATGGGTATGCTAGTGGTAATGTCTTTCAAAAGGCTTATGGTGATCCCATGCCAGTATCTCCTGCGACTGAGGACGATACAGATGCCCTTGGATCGCTTCCTGTTGATGCTGGAGGCGAGGATTTAGATCTTGACGGTTCACAGACCAAGCTTTTAAAGACGGTCGTGGAGTTCCTTAATCAAGTCTCAACTCCCCTCTACTTTAGCAATAACAGATTCTTGTCTAATGCTGCTAAAGAACTAGCGTCTAAGATTAGTGACAAATTTTGTATCGGATGAGGGTTTAGTGTCAGGGGTATTGGAAATTCCATACCCTTTGACACAACCACATAAAGGAGAAAACAAATGGGCAGACATATCAATCCTCTTTTACAGCTTTTATTGACTGATGAAGAGGCTAAGAAGAAATTTATTGAACTAATGAATGAGTCGGGATCAGCAAGAGATCTTTACTATTATTTTGAAAAGAATACTTTTTATGGCAATAAGTATTATCTTAGTTGGCAAACAATTTGTAATGTCATAAGAAGATTAGGCTTTAAGGGTCGTAGAGGACGCAATCGTAAGAATGTAACTTCTCAAAATAGATATAGCTATAGGTAAATTCTATGCACGAAGATTATGAGGATGACAGTTATGATGATGATAATAGTCAAGAAAATTTAGAGAGTCATTACAAGCATTATTTCAAATTTGATGCCGATGCGTGGGATGCTTGGAGTAAGTGGTTGTCTGATGCTCTTAAAAGCTCTATTGACTCTTCGCCAAACGTGTGGTATGCTTATGGTTTTCCTGTGAATAGTTATTTCTCCGATACTGTCAAGGATAACTCCTTCCAGTATTTGGGGAATAACTATCAGGATGTGTCAATATGGAAAAAGAAATATTCTGTATTTAGTCCATTTAATATCATCTATACCAAACATATAGAATCAAATGCAAAACACTTTCTTAAACAGCCACATTACTATAAAGGACTATTTGATATATTGAACTAATATGAAAAATAACAAATTTGAGATAACGGATATAGATAAGTTTGTCGAATGTTCTAGAGTTCTGGTGTTTGACTGCATGGGAAAAGATCAAACATCTCGCTTGGATGATATGAAATATACTTTGTCAGAACTTTCAGAAGAAGAAAGGAATGAATTAAATGAAGTATTAAGCCAAGAGGAAGCTATGAGTATATGCAAGCTTTTTTTACGCCAATATGATGATAACAAATTTATCGTAAGCAACAAACAGTATGCAAAACTCATTGATTCCTTAAATACCAGACTTGTCAGTAATATGTTAAATAATCTGGTTAACAGGGGATTGTTAGAAACAGCTTTTGATCATGAGTCTAATGACTTCATCTTTTGGGTAAAAGAAAATGAAAATAAAGAAGATAAAAAATCTTAAACCACTAGAGTGTATCGCAGACTTGCGGTACAGGTGTTCTTCTTGTGGAATAGATCATTGGATATCTATTAAAGAAGCAAGAACCCAAGGATTCATAATCGTGTGTGATTGTGCTTCCTTATTAAAAGTAAAAGTCATTAAAGACATTAAAATTGTATATCACGAAAATGTCGTAGCACAGCCAAAACATAGTAGTCTGGCTACTGTGGTGGTCATTGAAAAAACAGATGAGAAAATTATCAAACAGGCTTGTTCTGCTTTAAATACATACGGATTTACAGCACAAGAATCTATGGCAATGGCATTGAAACATACCGAAAAAGAAGTTTTTACAGACGTTAAATCACTTATTGAGAAGATTTTATCTAACTTGGAGAATATTACATGAGCCTTTCTAGACCTTCTAAATTCACAGACATTATTGGACAACAAACGGTTATTAACAGACTAAAGATTGTGGTTGCTGGCTGCAATAAGTCTGATGCTGTTATGCCTCATATTTTAATAGACGGGCCTCCTGGCCTTGGAAAAACAACAATGGCTAGTGCAATAGCTAATGAACTTAATGTTAATCTATATACTATTAATGCTGCTACTGTTCGTAGTGTTAAGAATATTTTACCATATATCATGGGGATGTCTCCTAGATCAGTTCTGTTTATTGACGAAATTCACAGACTACCCAAGATTGTAGAAGAGTTTTTGTATCCTGTAATGGAAGATTTTGTTTTAAATATCTTGGTCAAAGATGCTGAAGATAAGGATAAGCCAGAAACTATTAATTTGCCAATGTTTACTTTGGTAGGAGCCACAACTAGTGGTGGTAGTCTAAGCCAACCTTTCTATGATAGGTTTACTATTAAGGAACACTTGTCCTATTATAGTGTAGATGAGTTAGCTAAACTAGCAAAGTCGAACGCACAAAAGATTGGATTACTGATTGACGACAACAATCTGTTAGAAATAGCAAAAAGAAGCAAAGGCACTCCAAGAATACTAAATTCAAGATTGATGTGGTATAAAAACTATTCATCTTTCTATGAAGATAAGCCTATTGTGGATATTGATGATGTATTTGCCAATCAAGGAATAGATAGTCTAGGGCTGGATACGAATGATCGTATGTATATTGAAGCACTAAGAAAGTCTAAGGGAAGTCCTCTTGGTCTGAAAAGTATTTCAGCAATGACGGGGATAGCTATCGAAACCATTGAGAATAACATTGAGCCATTTTTAGTTCGTATGGGGTATGTAGTTAGGACGCAAAAGGGAAGAGTAATAGGTTCTATTCCATGATAACTAAATATGACATCATATACTTTATAGTCTGCGTAAACTGCTATGTAATTGGCTATTTAATAGGTAAGACTGCCCACAATACTAAAGACATTGGTGTATTTAAAGATGCTAAGAGAGCTAAACAAAATAGTCCAATACACAGTGTTGTGTCTATAGATGAGACAAAAGTAGTCACGAATATAAACACAGACAATCTAGTAAAAAAATATGAGGAACTTGGAGATAAGACAGTATCTAACGACAATATCTCAGGCTCAATTAGTAAGTTAAAAAACATGAAACAATAACTGTTTCTGGAAAATATGGAGATAAATTATGAGTGGACGAGGCTTAGACGTTGGTACTAGTTATATAGTATGTGCCGAACAAAAAGGTAAAGATGTAGTATATAAAGACTTTAGAGATGCTTTCTATATTATCAAGCCTACCACTCCAGTAGCATCTAAAATGATAGAAAAGGGATTGGCCGGAAAAACTTTTATTAAAGATTCTGACGGATCATTTGTTCTATTGGGCAAGGATGCTATAGAAAAGGCTATCGAAAGAAATGATACAGCTAAAAGACCGATGTATAGAGGTGTCGTTTCTGCTAAAGAAAAGGATGCAAAAAGAATACTTGCATTTATTCTTAAAGAAGTTGCTGGACAAGCATCTGAAAAGGATGAAAAAATTGTCTTTTGCGTACCAGCACAACCAGTAGACCAAGAAGATGACGATTTTGATGTAGGATATCATGAAGATATCGTAAAATCAATACTATCTGATTGTGGATATGTTCCAAAAGCTATAAATGAAGCAGAAGCTCTCTGCTATGCTGAACTTGAGGATAGCGACTATACTGGAATTGGTATTAGTTGTGGTGCGGGTATGACTAATATCTGCGTTATGTTAAACGGAGAACCAACCGTTGTATTCTCTACTACTAAATCTGGAGACTGGGTTGATCGAATGAGTGCCGTCGCTACTGGAGAACAAGATAGTGTTGTTCAGGTAGAGAAAGAGGGTGGGGATTTTACTATTGGACAACCTAATAGCAGTAATATTTTAGCAGCTGTTTCTGTTTATTATGAAAGACTGATAGATTATACTACTAAAAATCTTACTATGGCTTTGTCTAACCATAAGTCTCTACCTAAATTTAAGGACCCATTAACCATAGTGATCGCTGGTGGCACTTCTCAGGCAAAGGGTTATGTGGATTATTTTAGATCTAGTCTGGAGAAACAAGGGTTCCCTTTGAATGTAAAAGAAATCAAGCAAGCTAAAGATCCTCTACATTCTGTTGCTCGGGGCTGTTTAATAGCCTCTCAAGTACTTTGAGAATTAACCGCTTATGTTAAGTGGGTTAAGTCTATTTTATCAACAATCTCAAAGATCTTCAAAATGGAAAAAAGTAAGAGCAGAGCATCTTAAACAGTACCCGTCGTGTGCTGCTTGTGGAAATACCGATGGTCTAGAAGTTCATCATATAGAACCAGTTAGTGTTAATCCAGATAGGGAACTAGACCCAACCAATCTTATTACTTTGTGCTCAAAATATTGTCATTTTTATATAGGGCATTTAATGGATTATACTAGTTGGAATATTGATGTTATAGAAGACTCTAGGGTGTATTTTAATAAGGTATCTAATAGACCTTATAAAATCAGGACTACAAATTATGAGAAACATAGTAATTTGTATTATTTCTTTCTTTCTTGGTTCAATTGTTTTGGGCGGAACAATAGAGAATAAAGACAAAGATAATAAGCACATAGAGTATGCAAAAGGTTTTAAGTACGTATATAAAATTTCTGGAGAATATGAGGACAGTTCTAATACTGCTTTTTATGCTTCTGCCGTTGCAATAGATCCAGAATGGATATTAACCGCTGCTCATGTTGTTACTAACGTGAGATCAGGTTATATCACACAAGAGGATGGCACGCGTAATACTATTAAAAAATTCATATGTCATAGTGATTTTAAAGACCATAACTTTGGCTACTATGATATCGCTTTGTGCCGATTAGAAAAAAAATTATCTTTAGATTTCTATCCAGAACTATACTCCCAAAAAGACGAACCTGGGAAAGTTTGTTCTATCTCTGGATTTGGTAATACTGGAACTTTTATAGCTGGGGCTTCTGTAGCCGATGGTATTAAAAGAGCTGGTTCTAATATTGTTGATCAAATTGATAGACATCTACTCATATGTTCTCCATCCATACAAAGCAATAAAACAGATTTGGAATTTCTAATAGCTAATGGAGATAGTGGTGGAGGATTATTTATTTCTAATAAGTTAGCCGGTATTAACTCTTGCGTAATATCTCCTGACAAAAAAACAGACTCATCTTATGGAGATAGGAGTGGTCATACTAGAATTAGTGTATTTAAGGAATGGATTATTAAAACTATAGAAACAGAAAGAAAATAATTATGCTACGAAGAAAAAAAGTATCACTATTCCCATATATAAGAGAAGATGTTAGTAGTTTATCATCTCAGGGACAGACATATGGATGGGAAATACAAAAGCTTAATGTAACAAGTGCTTGGTTAAAAACCAAAGGAGAGGATGTTGTTGTTGCAGTATTAGACACTGGTTGTGATCTCGATCATGATGATCTTAAGTCTAATCTATTGCAAGGTATAAATATAGTCAACAAAAAACAAGACCCTATTGACAGAGCGGGTCACGGAACTCATGTTGCTTCAACAATTGCAGCAGCAGATAATGGCAGCGGAATGGTTGGTGTCGCACCAAGAGCCAAGATAGTGCCAGTTAAAGTCTTAGGAGACGATGGGCATGGAGATTTAAAACATGTCACAGAGGGCATTATATGGGCCGCAGACAGAGGTGTAGACTTCATTACCATGAGTCTGGGGTCTCCATCTCCAGCAACTCAATTACAAAATGCTCTAGAATACGCACATAAAAAAGGATGTATAGTATTCTGTGCTGCTGGAAACTCTGGTGAGAATTCTGAAATAATGTATCCGGCTAAATATGATTATTGTATAGCAATAGGTGCTGTGGATGAGTCCTTAAATAGAACATCATTTTCTTGCAGCGGAGAAGAATTAGATTTCTTAGCTCCTGGTCAAAATATATTAGGTTGTGTGCCAAACAATAGTTATGCTATAATGTCTGGTACGAGCATGAGCAACCCATTTGCTACAGGTTGTGCTGCTTTGTTAAAAGCATACTTTAAAAGGACCGGAGATCTTGGAAAACTTAAAACCGTAGATGACTACATTTCATATTTTAAGACTAGTGCTATTCCGCTTAAGAATAAAAAATACACATCTATCAAAAAGTATGAAGGTTACGGCATTATTAATCCAGCATTTTGAACACCCTTGATATCAAACAGGTTATCTAGTACCTCTTTAGATAGTCTGGCGTCTCTCTTAGCTCTTTGGATTTCTGTATCCTGAACATATTTTAGATATCTATTATACCTATTGATCTGTTGTTTAGTATAATATGATCCAACTCTAGCAGTATCATTAAAAATTTCTATATTATGAGCTTTTGCATTATTAATCCTAGCTTCTGATGATTTTAAGATAAAATTGCCTTTGGCTTCTATCTCTTTAGCTGGAGCATAGGCAGAGTTAACAAAATTTTCTATGTTCAACATAGGGTATGGGTTCTGAGCCTCTGCATAACCAGATAGCATTAAAAATGACAACAAGGAAAAAGATATTATATATCTCATCTTTCAAGGTATCCTATTCTATAGAATTCATTTACATTAGACTCTATTTGCTGTTGTGTCTCTGTGTCTAGAGAATTTCTAAACTCCCAACAGCCTCCACGCTCTACTGGCGTATGAGAAATAACGGGAAAAGATTCAACTCTTGGAGTAAAGTCTGTGTCGTCTTTATGAGATACTACTATTTTTTGTATGTTTTTATATCCCATATAAGCAGATAGTGTATGGTCGTCGTTCCAAGACTTAGAGACAAAATTATTTTTGAATTCTTCTACGTCAAAAAACTTTCTCTTGTATGATACTGTTTTATATCCCTCAAGTATCTTAACTCTTGTATCTTTTGTAACGGTTGTACAGAAGTGGCATGATCCGTCGAGGGCACTCATTCCTGCAAATCCTATAGCTGCGTCTGGATATCTTTCTCTAGCATCTATATGTGCTTCTATCATACCATCCATATAGTATAAGTCATCATCAGCAACTATTATTAGTGTTTCTGGATCGCTGATTCTTTCTAGAGTTGGTAGTATTTTGGTGATAGATCCGAGGTCATCAGTTCTAAAGATCTTAAGATGATTGTGTTTTTCTTGGAATTCATATAGCCAATCAGGTATGTGCAATTCTTCCCCTGTCCTTTTGTACACATGAGGGATGTTGAAATGAATCTCATAATTACTATAAGATTGTTCAATGAGCGTCTTTAGTCCTAGTCTAGTACCCATATAGTCTTTTGGTTCCATGAGTCTATTTGGTACTGTCGTTAGTGTTACTATGATATCTGACATATTAAATCCTGTATAAAAATAGTGTTTGTCTACCATTAAACAACAAAGAATATCCATTATCTATAAGATACGGAGATAGAAGTCTATCCTTGCCTCCATCGGCAGTATTAAAATCTGTATCGTCTATTAAAATAAGATGAACATTTGAAAGTTTGTCTTTAGCTGCTTTGTAAGCTTCAAGGTGATTCTCTGCAAAATTTGGCGTCCCCTTATCCCATCCGTCTAGATATAGTATATCTATTTTTTTATCGAAGTTTTTAAGAAACTCTATTCCGTCATGAGGAATATTGACATGTAAATTGTCTGGTTTAGTTTGTCCGATATTTGAGTAACACCAATCTACTCCATTAATACAGTTAGTATCTATGTCCACAGTATAAACATCAAAGCCTGCTCTTGCCCAAAAGAATGTAGCGTGTCCATCGCAACAACAAGGAGGAGACACAAATGGATCTATGTTCGGTGAATCAAAATAGTCAATACATTTTTGGCTGGAAGACAATCTGGTAGAGCCTATCTCTACAACAGTATTAAGACTCAAAAGTTTTGCTATTTCTATAGTCTTTTTAATAAATGGAGCTGGCTTAGATCTGCGAATATCATAATCTTCACCGGTTAAATTATCATATTGCCAGTATTTCTTTTCTATTTTAAAGTCTAATAGACTATTGTATATATTATTTATTAATCTCATAGTAATTCTTCAATGTTTAATATATTTGATAAAACTAACACGTTTCCATTTCTTGATCCATTACTGTTATACCAGTTCAAGCCATTTTGGGCAACATGCATCATATAGTCAGTATCCTTTAAAAGCCTGCTATACTTTTCTAGTATAATTTCTAGTTGTTGCTTTGGATCCTCTACTGTTTCAAAAGGAACATAGTGTAATCCAGCAACTAATGGATTACAAAAATCTGTAGTTTTGAGTTCTGGTCTTAGTAACACAGAACCAACGCCAAGTATCTCTATATCTCTATTACATATTTCAGCAGATCCATTTAAACTCAAACCAATTAAATGGCTATTTAATTCTTGTATATATTCTTCATAGGAGACTCTTGTATTTTCTATGGTAATGGCATCTCTATATTGATTTAGATTGCCTATAAAAAATCTTGAGCCATGCAAGTAACCCCTAAATAACAAACCTTTATTTGTTTTATGAAAGAAGTGCTTATCAGAGCTATTAATCGCTGTTTCTATATTTAGATTATACGTAGAATATGAAGACGGTATTATTTTATGGCTTTTGGCATTAACAGAGGAATATACTCCTAAGCAATTAGAATTATCCCAATCACATTTATCATCTAGTAGTTCATATGCTCTATCCCAATATGTAACTACTTTATATTTTTTTGTGGCTACATTTTCTATTATTAGATGATGAGGTCCAGTTTTATGTCCATAATTATTATTATATGAAATACTGGTATTATCTAGAGAGATTCTGTCTCCATAGATGAACTTATAGTGATCATATAAAGATTGAAATATTGCCGTTGGCATCCAACCACTAAATGATGGTTGAGCATAAAAGACTAGTTGTGTTTCGGACATTATTGACTTTCTGTGGGATGTCCTATTTTATGTCCGTTGGCCTTGATAGCTCTTGATAATATATGATGATTCCATCCTAGTTCATAGGGAACATATTCAGCAACTAGAGCAGATGCTCCAATTTCAAAACCTTCTGCCCATGTCCCTTGAGTATATGGTCTATTAGCAAGATAGTCATGAAACCATTTGAACTGATTATAAAAAGCTCTTAATTTTTTTGAGTTTAAAAACACCAGTAAATACTCTGCTGGAAGAGTAGCATTATTCCACTCTGGTCTAGGATGAGTATCTAAATCATAGTTAAAAATTTTGTGCCAAAAAATACCGTGATGAGGATTGTTTTTTGTCTTAAAATCTTCTAGAAACTCAATGAACCTGTAAGAATTTCTTGGTGCTAAAAAGTCATATCCTTTGGAATGTACATCACTAAAAAAAGACTGTACAACCTTTTCATCCCACCACTCTAAAGAATTATCACAGTCTGTCCAGATAGTATAGAAATCTTCTGGAACTGAAAGAAGTTGCTCTATACACCTATATCTCATATTGAAATTGAAGTCTGATGCCGGGCCTTCTGGACTTCCTATAGGTAGTCTTATCTTAAAATCTTTTTTAGATATATTGTCTATCAGAATTCTATTATTGTTTGGATAATAGTCATTAACCATACTCCCACAGTCTGTGGTTAATGCAAAATTATGACTTGTTTTAGTTAATACTTCATCTATTAGCTTTAAGGTATAGTCTCTAGTATAGTTTTCGCCTAAACTGAGTGTGGTAAAATAGATAGGTTTCATTGTTTCTTTCTGAAGGCGCAATAATAGTAGATATTCGTACCTACCTCTATTTTTATTTTACACTCTTTACCATTTATTTTAACAATTTCTAGAAGAGGATAGTGTTTTGACATGATTTCGTCAGAGAGGTCTGGTTGTAAATGAACCTCATGTATGTTGTTATTTACCACATCTTGAGGTAGATTATATGGAACAACCACTAAAATCTCATCACATCTAGCACATAAATACTCTATCAAAGAAGAGGCATCTTCTCTGCTCAAATGCTCCAGTATATCTCCCAAAATAATAAAATTATAGTGATCAAATTTAAAGTCTAATATATTGGTATTGTATATTTTGTTGTATAGATTATGCAACTGGTATTCTTTGATATATGGCTCCCATATTTCCACTCCGTCCATCTTGTTGATAAAATGGTCTTTTAGTAGTTTAGGGTAATATCCATGTCCACAACCAATATCTAATACAGAAGCCTCTTTAGGAATATTATTCTCTACAAAAGCTTTAATATCATTTGTTAAATAGCCCCAATTTCCAGGCATTATAAATTACCTGTAATGGGATCGGCCCATCCCTTGCTTATGCTATGAGGCCACACTAGCCAACTATGGGGATTTTGGTCTGTCTGGAATTCTCTCCATACCTTACAGTATGAATCAGGATCATTCTTCATTCTCAATATTTCATCTTTGTCTGCATCTTTTCTGTATATATCATTTCCCTCTTTGTCCTTGAAGGCGACTGCCCAAAAATCATAGTCTGTCTCTGGAACTTGATGATATCCAATATCAATACAGTGCTTGAATATTCTTAAAAATGCAGCATCAAATTCTTCATCAGAAACATTTTGAAGAGGGTCTGGTGGTGGTTGATGATCTAGTACACTTTTTTGTATAGCTCTTCTAGAGAAACTCAAACCGGCGTATCTCTCGTAGTCTCTAAGAGATCGTTTGGTTCCAAAACCGAATTCTCCAAAATCTATATCATTCTTTTCGCCATCCATCTCGAATAGTTTTCTATTTCTTAGATGACATTCATTATTCCTTTTAACCCATTCTTTATCATCATCCCACTGTTTGGTTCTGCCTTTTCTTGTATATTCATGCCAACAAACGACCTTATTAGGATGGAATAAATCATATCCTTGGGTAAAGGCACGAACAGCAATGCTAATTTCTTCTCCGTGAAAGTAATATTTGGGATCATGAGGTACTTCATGACAGAATTCACCAACCGTAAAAGCAAAGTGAGCACTATAAAATCTTGCTGGTAGCGGCTTGTTCTTATTATCCCATGCGTCAAATGATGCAGGCAAGAAGAATACTGCTCCTTCTGGGATGAATCTATCGAAATTCATTTTCCATGGCTCATTAACTCTTAGTGCCGGATCATTGTCAGGATCAAAACTGGGTATATAGGCAGTAATTAAAGGCTTTTCATGACCGTCTGACTGCAACTCTTTTAACATATCTATTAGTGTTGCATCCCAGTCTTTAGCAAATCTGTGATGAGAATCTAATTGTAATGTATATTTTTCTCCATTATAAAGAGATTGTACTTTATTTCTAGCCCAACAAACTCCACAGCTCTCTGTGTAGGGAATATCTAAAATTCTAAATCTAGGATCCTCTAAAAATTCTTGTATATCTGGCCAGGTATCTTCTGTAGATCTCTGCCATGAAATGCCGATTCTAAGATTCTCAGGATTTTTTGCCTGAGATAGCATATCTTTGATAGTCGGCAATAATTGGGGGTCTCTGTAAGAAGCTATTTGAACAAAAATGGTATCCTGATCAGTGCTAATTTTCTCTTCTTTCGTGACCTTCATAATGATGAACCCTATTGTGTGTTATTGGACTAGCTAGTAAAATAGAAGGCTTAACTTTTTGTTCTTTGGTTAGCGTGTATATGTGACTCATCCATGTTTGCTCAAATGGAGATGCCCACTTGGTATCCAGAAAACACTTTTTATTACCTTCTTGAGATATTATATGAGGCCAGTTTGAGTAGTAAACCTCTCCTTCTGCATATGCAACGCTATTAATTGTTTTTATGTTAGAGAATTTAGTTAACGGTTTTTTAGAAATATCTCCAAAGTATTCTATTTTTCTCTCTCCTGGAATATTATGCCAACTCCACTGCTCTCCATTGTGTCCGTAAAACTCACTAAAGCTAAACTTTAAAAAATCATACTCTTCAATATCCATAATTTTATGTACAGTATTATATAGATCATTTACTCTTTTAGCAAAACCAAATGGGCAAGTTATATCTATTAAGTCTAGTAACATATCATCCTCAAAAAATAACATATACTTATTGCCAGATTCTGCAAATTCTTCTGCCGCATACTGTCTAGCGCGACATATTCCCATATTCCCTTCTCTTATCTCTCTAAAGTTATACTTTTTGCATATCTCTTCATACTTACCAAAAAGATTCTCTTTATTTGAATTATTGATAAGAACTTTTTCTGTTTTTTGCAGAAAATTGTTGTCAAACTTTTCGAATGAATTTATAACCATCTCCAACTGTTCTGGAGAATTAAAAGCATTAATATATAATGTTGTATTGTTATTTTTATGTATTTTAGTTGATTGCTTAACTTGCTGCTTGGTATTAAGATTTTTAACATTTTCGAAAAAGGTTGAAATAAGACCATCAGAATTGATACTTTCAAACTGGAAGTTCTCTGGATCTAGATATGTCATTAATGTGAATATGCTTTCCTCAGTTCCCATGAAGCCAGAAGAAAGAGTATCATTTAATAGTCCATAATACATATCATTTGCTTTAGATAAATAATCCTTATTACCTCCAAAAAAACCACCGCGAGCAACTCTATCAACAACATCAGATCTAGCATATTTTTTCATTGCTGCTATATCGAATCCATGAATCTCGGTCTGTGTTTCATAAGGAAAACAAACAAACAAAAACTTTTGAACAAAATTCTCTAATTTTTCCAAGACATTGTCATGATAAAAATATCCAGGATGAACTGTATTGGTTATTCCTCCGTCTAGCCAGTAATAAAAATCAGAGTTAAAAGGATTAAATACCTTGGCATTATGCAAAAGGAACATTTTGCTCATGACCATAGGGTTGTACCATTCCATTTTAGCTTGCGTACTATCTGCTAACCATCCAACCTGATTGATCCATTCGGGATTTGTTCTTATTTTTTGTATTTTGTCAAAGAACGGGAAAAAATTTCCATTAAATTGTTCTTTTGTGTGATGATATACTACAGTATTCTCTTTCTTCCTGTGCTTCCAAACTATATCTTCATTTTCTGGGTCTATAAATATAGCAAGATTAATGTCTTGTAGTGTCAATAATAGTTTTTCGAAATTTTTAATGTAGTGCGAAAAGTCTCTGCCCCAGCCCTCAGATAATTCTCCTCTTTTTAGGTCCCATATTCCTGTTACGATTGTGGTATTTTTGCTCATAATAATGATAGACTTTTGCGTTTAGTGAGGGGATAGGATGTGGTATAGAGTACTAAGAGATATTTAAATCCCGGCATCTGAACAATAGTAATTGCAGCACAACCAGTGGTCAAGACCAAAAAATCGTCTAATGTGTCTTGACAAGATTTTTTTTTGGAGTAGTATGATTGAGGCGTCGATTTTTAGTTGTTATGTTGCTTTTTTATGAGGTTAAATTGTTATTCTATGTCAAGGCTTGATTCTGATTCTGATTCCAATGGAAAAGACTACAGGAGAGAAAAATTTAAAAGCAAAAAAAATTGGAATAAAAACTCAAGAGAAGATGATGGCTACTTAAATAAGCAAGCCAGTAAATCTTACAAAAAAGAGATCAAAGAAAAAAAAGAATCAATGTTAGAAGAAGAGATATGGGATGATTGGGAAGAATACAACAAATGAAATATATAGAGGAACTATCTTACGGACAGTGCTTCAGATATCAGACAAAGTATTTTATAGTAACAACCGACTTTAAGCATAATAGAGATATAAAATGCATAGATTTAACTAATGGAATGTCTATATGGATGAGTGCCTCAGAAATAGTTGAAGACATAGACATATATACCTTAGATAAAGACAACGTTTTAATACCTTTAAGAGAACGCAAAAATGAATATAACATGGATAAAACTAAAAACATTTCTTAATTCTCTTTGGTGGCATATATATTCTGGCTTTCCCAAAAGCACTCAATCTGAAATAGATCACAGATATTCAATATGCCTAGCCTGCGAGAAATTTAACCACAAGAAATCCGAATGTAAGATATGCGGATGTGCCATCAGCAATAAAAAAATATTTCTAAACAAACTTGCATGGGCCGATCAGTCTTGCCCCATAAATAAATGGACAAAAATAAAGGACTAAAAATGAAAACACAAACAAGATATAATAAACAAACGTATTTAACTTCTACCAACGATATATTTTCTGTAATATCTGAAAGAGTAAAAGCAGACAATAATGGCTGTACAGTCATTGTTCCTCATGTATGTAATAATGTTGATGCTTTTGGTGCTGGATTTGCTGGTCAAGTTGCCTCAAATTTTCCAACAGTAAAAGCAGACTACCATATGCTTGGCAAAACATTCTTAAAAAATAATTTAGGATATACTCAATTCCTAAAAGTATATGAACAACCAAAGTATAGACACAGACTTATATTTGCTAATATGATTGCACAGAACGGAATAGTTTCTCCTCAGAATCCCAGACCGTTAAACTATCTTGCTCTAGCTAAATGCATGGTGGGTATATCAAAATTCATTTCAGAGCAAACAGACTTCTTGAACAAGAACGAGAATGTTGAGATACATGCTCCAAAATTCGGAAGCGGATTGGCTGGAGGTAATTGGAATTTTATCGGTAATTTAATTGAAGACATATGGACCCCTTATAAAGTATATATCTATACACAAAAATAATTATGAATTTTTTACATTGGATGTATCTTAGACTTAAGTTTAAGTACAAAGAAGAAGCAGATATATTGTCTCAGTATGAGCGGATACTGACAAGTACAAAACTTATCAAAAAAACCATACCAATTAACTTTATAGACAAAATCTGTAAAGAGCATTTTATTGATTTTGATCTAGACAAAGTTCCAGATTTAAACATGGGATATACAGAAGAAGAAAGATCTAGAATACGAAATTTTGCTATAGATATATTGAATAAAACTCTATTGACCGGCGAAGAAATCTTGACAAATAAATGAAAAGAATTATTTCATATAGTCTATGGGGCAAAGACACTAGGTATACAATAGGAGCTATACAGAATAGCAAATTGGCAAAGTATTATTTTCCAGGATGGATTAGTCGTTTCTATTGTGGTCTTGATGTTCCAGAAAAAATTATCCAAGAGATCCGCGATATAGAGAATACCGACATTGTTCTGTTAGATGAGACACCTGATTGGACAGGTATGTTCTGGAGATTTTATGCAGCAGAGAACGCTGACATCATGATTAGTAGAGACGCAGACGCAAGACTCTCAAGTAGAGAAGCGTGTGCTGTACAAAACTGGCTATCATCAAACAATGACTTTCATATCATTAGAGATCATCCGTATCATGCTCGTCCTATTATGGGAGGAATGTGGGGATGCAGAAACGGTATTTTAGCCAATATTAAAGATCTAATCTACGGCTTTAATAAATCAAATAGATATGAGATAGACCAAGATTTTTTAGGAAATATAGTCTACCCAATAATCAGAGACAGGTCTACGGTTCACGATCCGTTTTATGAGAAAAAACCATTTCCTAAAGAGTGCGGTAACAGAATACCTTGTTTTCACATAGGACAAGCTTATGATCAATATGGTGTTGTATTAGGAGTAGACGAATACGGTCCAGCTTCATATCTGGAATATATACGGTCTAATGAAGGTATAATCATAGTATGAAAAAATATTTTAATACCAGCTTTCAAAATGAAGCTCCGTTGTTTGAACACACTCTACCCATATGGTCAACATATGATATAGATAAATTTGTTTTCTTTGATGACCATTCAAATGATGGCGGGGCAGAAACTATATATCGAATCCTTGGAAAAGATAGAGCTACAGTTCTCAATAAGCCAGATTTAGAATACGATGACTCTCATTGTGTTGGTAGACAGATGATGTTGGATCTTAGCAGAAAAGATAGTGCCGATTTTGTGTTTTGTTTGGATGCTGATGAATTATTGTCTAGTAATCTTAAAACGAACATGAATGATATCATTGGTTCATCTTTACAAAATAATACTAATATTTATATGTATTGGTTCAATCATATTAACTACTCATTAAAACAAACAAGATGTGACGGATACTACAATAATTGTTTTCATCCTTTTATAATACCCACAAAACATAGTGGTAATTTTATAAAGACATCAAAAGAGCATCATAGTTTCTGGAGAACTCCAGATATTTATTTGGCTAATTCTGTAGCGACCAAAGACTTTGGCATAGTACATCTACAGATGATTAATACTAATTATTATATTCATAAACAACTATGGTATAAACATTATGAACATATTAAATATGGATTCAACGAAGAACAAATCAATAGCAGATACGACAACAATATTAACTATCTAAACTTTGAATTTTTTGAAACTCCATCAGATGTTATTAACGATATTGAATTTGACTTTAGTATTTTTGATAAGCTTATAGACCATAAAGGATATAGAGAATATATCCGTAAACACTTTAATCCTAAGCTAGTTACCTTCGGACAATCTTATATAGAAAATTCTTTATCATGAACAGCATTTTTGTATTTTGGACAGGAGACAATCCTATGTCCATGAATAGATTAGTTAATTTAAAAAAACTTCAAACCGTATCAGGGTGCAATATCGTTCTAGTAACCAAGGAAAATCTTCCTGACTTTGTACTTCCATCCGATCCATTGCCAGAAGCATACCAGTACCTTTCTGCAACTCATAAATCAGACTTTTTAAGACCTTACTTTATGCACTACTACGGAGGTGGCTACTCCGACATAAAACAAACAATGGGATCTTGGAGTACAGGATTTGATGCTATTCAGAATAGCACAACTCTTCTTTGCGGATATCCAGAATTTAGCTATCATCAAATTGCCCATGTGTCATACAAGAAATATTGGAATATCATGGTAGGATGCGGAGCATTTATAAGCAAGGCTAATACTCCACTTACAAAAGAGTGGTACCTGTCGGCTAAAAATTTGATAGTCAGTAAAACATCTATGCTCAAAAGATTCCCAGCATCACACCCACAAGAATGCTCTGAAGGCAATGGCTACGAAGGATGCCAGCCACACGGAGTTAGATCCAATTATCCAATCGAATGGAATGAGATTATGGGTAGAATTTTTCATCCATTAGTATTTAAATATAGAAATTTTGTATCCAGAACAGTTCCACAACCAGTAATATATAACTATAGATAAAACATCTCTTAATAAGGACTTCAATTTTTATGACTATACAATACAAGTGTTCTTCTTTTTGTTCTTATTATAAAGGAGAAAAGTTTGTACAAGGATACATACATGACATGTTACGTCAAACCCTATTTGATGAAATAGAATTTATTTTTCTGGACTGTAACTCACCAGAAAATGAAAAAGCTCACATCATACCATTAGCTGAAAAATATCCAAATGTCAAATATCATAAATTAGACGAAGATCCAGGCTTATATGCTGGCTGGAATCGCGCTATTAGTTTGTGTAGTTCTTCCATTATAGGGAATTGGAACATTGATGACAGGAAAAATATACAGAGCTTTGACATACTACTTAAAGCTTTTGAAAGAGAACCAGATCTGGACATGGTCTATGGCATAACATACATGTCATATGAAGCTAATGAAAAATATGAAGACAACGACTATACTCAAATATATGCTGCTCTACCACACACCAATAGAAACTTATTAATGCACAACTCTCCACACTGTATGCCAATGTGGAAAAAGAGTATACACGACCGATTCGGGTTTTTTGATGACAAATACCTAAGTGCCGCTGATGGAGATATGTGGTTGCGTATCGCACAGGGTGGTGCTAAAATAAAGATGGTGAACCATCCGGTTGGGCTTTATTACCACAATCCCACGGGAAGATCATCAAATCCAGAAACTTTACAAAAAATGGTCGATGAAGTAATGAAGATGAGAAGTAAATATTCACATATGATTGGAGAATAGTATGAATTATACAATTCTGTTTTTCTTGATTCTTGGAGTTATCATTGGAGTTATTAAAGACATTATGGATCCTGGTGAGGGGGTTCCTCATTCAGATAATATGTTTACTTTTATGTGTAAAGACAAATACAAAAATTAGGAGATCCAGTGCTGAATCGTTTGAGCAAACAAAGAGTATACCTAGCAGGAGCTATGGATAGAGTAGCTGATCGTGGGGCTACATGGAGAGATAATATTACTCCATTTTTAGAAGAAATGGACGTTATAGTTTTCAATCCTATTACTAAGCCAACAACTACAGGAATGGAAGACCACGATTCTCATATCATAAAAACAAAACTCAAGCAAAAAGAAAGATACGATGAGCTATCAGAAATGATGAAAGTTATACGTCGTGTTGATTTAAGACTTGTAGACATTAGCGATTTTTTGATAGTTAATCTCAATTTAGACATACATCCATGCGGAACATATGAAGAAATTTTTTGGGCTAACAGACAGAAAAAGCCGATTATAATCCATATGGAGCAAGGTAAGATAAACGCACCAGATTGGCTATTCGGCACGGTTCCTCATCAGACTATTTTTTCTTCTTGGGATGATATCAAAGCTTATCTATTACATATTAACACATCAGAAAATATAGATACTTATAAAAGATGGTATTTTTTTAACATAGACTCTTCTACTAATAAAAAATAATGAATACAGTCACACACAATTTTATCAATGATTTAAATACGGTGATCGCTGTACCCAATGACCATCCACTATATTCCACATTTATAGATAGAGTCTACAGTGAGCCTTATTTTAGAAAAATACATTCTTACTTTTTTTCCAAAGATATGATTGATGGCAATGTTTTTGATGCTGGATGTTGGATTGGAGATAATTCCATACCTTGGTCTAAAATGACACAAAATCTAATCTATGCAATAGATCCCTCTCCACGAAACTGCTCCTTTGTTAAACTATTAGCAGAGATTAATAATGTATCAAACATATCCATACATAGTTTCGGATTAAGCAGACATGACACTAAGCTCTCTACGAACTACGACATAGATCATGCACCTTTTGTATATGGTACAGAAGGAGCTAATACTATTGATGCTGTTGCTATAGATAGTATGGCGGAAAAGTCATTGATAGAAAATTTATCATGTATCCACTTAGATGTAGAGGGGATGGAGTCCGAAGTTATACTAGGCGGTATGTCAACTATCAATAAATACAATCCTATTATTAGCTTTGAACAACATATTGAAACAGATAATTATCAAGATATTAATGAGATGCTCTCTAAAAATAATTATCAAACATTCATGATTAATGAAGCACTATACGGATGTAGGCACGATTGTCGTAATTTTATTGCTATTCCGAAGAGACTCTTTAGAGACAGTCTTATAGAAGACATAAACACTTTTTGCGAAACCAGTCATATACTACTAAGTATATAATACTATGCCCAAATATTACATTAAGTCTGGACAGATTAAATATATAGTAGATTGCAACGACGAAAAATCAGCCATACTGTCAGCTCTTTATCACTATAAGGGCAAAGGATTATTAACTGGTCCTAAGATATGTGTTAGTGAAAAAGGATTTGAAAGCTTTAAAGACTGGAACTGTTACGACACTGATGACTACCTCAAGGAAGTTTAGATATTATGCAAAAAATTATTGATGAACAAAAATTAGACTTTAACGATGTACTAATCGTTCCACAGAGATCAACTCTAACAAGTAGATCTGATATACATGTAGATAGAACATTTAAATTCTATCATTCTCCAAGAGAGTGGACAGGTATTCCAATAATTTGTGCTAACATGAGTTTCACTTCTTTTAAGATGGGTGATGCTATCAGTCAACATAAAATGATAGCCTGTTTACATAAATATCATACAGCAGAACAACTGATGAATTATTTTTATTCAAGTAATAACCATGATTATGTTTGGATATCAATAGGATATAAAAAATCAGATATAAATAATCTGCTAGAGTTTAAGAATAAAACTAATATACAACCAAATATCTGTATAGATGTACCAAACGGACACATGGACGTATTTGTTAAATACTGTAAAAAAGTTAGAGATAATTTTCCAGATTCAATTATTATGGCTGGTAACGCGACTAATACTTCCTCAACCCAAGAATTGTTGATTTATGGAGGTGTAGATATAGTTAAGGTTGGCATAGGAGGAGGATCTGCTTGTACTACCAGATTTTTAACTGGATGCGGAGTTCCACAGCTATCTTGCTGTTTAGAAAATAGCTATGTAGCACACGGCCTACAAAGTGGAGAAAAAAAATTAGGCTTAGTCTGTTCTGACGGAGGACACAAAACAGTTGGAGATGTCTGTAAAGCTTTATGTGCTGGTTCAGATTTTGTTATGTTGGGAGGATATTTTGCTGGTTCTGATGAATGCGAAGGAGAATGGAAGTATGAAAAGTCTCCTTCTAATGCAAATACTAATATAGATAAATATAAAGAAGATCTAAAATCTATGTGTAATCAGTCAAATATCGTTGATAGCAAAAAAAGTCAATTCACATATTATGGAATGAGCACACATCATGCTCAAGAAATTTATGAAGAGCAAATTAAAAATTACAGAGCTTCTGAAGGCACAAAAATAACCGTTCCATATAAGGGCTCAGTAGAGTGCGTGATTCAAGAACTGCTTGGAGGAATTAGATCCTGTTGTTGCTATATCGGAGCAAGATCTATTAAGCACATGTCCAGATGCGGCCAGTTTTGCAAAGTTAGTAGTGTACATTCCAATAAAAATCCAATCTTAGGTGTCTAAATGTCTATAAATTTATATGCGGCTATCAACACAACAGGATACGGAATAGCATCTTTAAATATGCTCAAAGCCCTTTCCGAAGAGGGTGTGGATATTAAATATTTTCCTATTAGTAATCCTTCGGTAACAAATCAAACAGACTATGATACAATATTAAATATTCTAAACAATAGCCTAGATTTCGATCCAGATGCTCCGTGCTTAAAAATATGGCACCAGTTTGATCTAGCATCCAGAATAGGCAGAGGCAAATATTATGCATATCCATTTTTTGAATTAGATACAATGAATGATATGGAGAAAAAGCACCTGTCTGTTCCAGACGAACTTATTGTCTCTAGTGACTGGGCTAAAAACGTATTAGAAGATAATGGTATTAGACAAAAAATAAACATAGCACCACTAGGTGTGAACAGAGAGATCTTTAACGAAAATGTAAAAATTGAGAATTCTTCTGACAAATACATATTTCTAACAGTTGGTAAATGGGAAGTTAGAAAATGCCACGATATCCTGCCAAAACTTTTTAAGTTAGCTTTTCCAACAGAACAAGATGTAGAGCTTTGGATTGTCGCATCTGAACAAACCTCTTACTCGTCTGCGGAAGATATAAAAAAATGGAAGTCTTTATATGCAGATGATGCAAGATTCAGAGTAATACCCGGAGTGGACACCCAAGAAGAGCTTGCTCAAATAATACAACAAAGTAGTTGTGGAATTTATATAGCAAGAGCAGAAGGATGGAATTTAGAATTGTTAGAAACTATGTCTATGAATAAACCGGCCATAACAACCTTTTATTCGGCACATACAGAATTTTGTAACCCAAATAATGCTTACTTAGTAGATATATCAGAACTGGAAAAAGCATATGATGGAAAAGCTTTTACTGGCCAAGGTAGATGGGCAAAAATAGGCCAACAACAAGTAGAACAAACTATAGAACATATGAGATATGTATATAAAAATAGGATTAATACCAACCCATCCGGAGTAGAAACAGCAAAAACCTTCTCTTGGCAGAATACTGCTAAGGCCCTGTCTGGGTGTATAATTAATTAGACTTTACCCAGGAGATACTATATAATGCCAATACCATCACCAAAAGATAATGAAAAAAATCAGGACTTTATAGGTCGTTGCATGAGTGACGAATCCATGAAGAAAGAATATCCAGATTCTTCTCAAAGAGTAGCAGTTTGCTTAGGACAGACTAAGAAAAATTCAAAGTCTTTACTTCAAGAAGTACATGATAGTCTTTTGGCTTCTAATTGTTCTTGGGACGATGAATGGAACGAATTTGTTTGGGAAGTAGAGGCTGATCTTATTTATGAAGAAGATGAGAAAACACTAGCCGCTGAACATAGTGGTAGAAAAGTTACACTTAATAAACCCTTTAGAACTCCTGATGGTCCTAAAAAATTTGCTGTTTATGTAAAGAACGGAAGCGGAAAAGTTGTTATTGTAAGGTTTGGTGACCCCAATATGAAAATCAAAAAGAGTATTCCAGAAAGAAGAAAAAGCTTTAGAGCTAGACATAACTGTGATAATCCAGGTCCGAAATGGAAAAGTCGATATTGGGCCTGTAAGAGTTGGTAAACTATTTTATAAAAAGGATACTGTGATGAAGTCTATAGAAGATTTGATTAAAGATCAAGATAATCCACAATTAGAACAAGTTTCTGCTGCTGATAGTCCAACAACAGAAGAACAAAAAGAAGCACCAGAGACAACACAAGAAACTACAGAGGCTGAAAATCCAAGCATCTATTCATCTAATGAAGTTATAGACTTACTTAAGAAGTCTCTTAATATTCATTGGCAACAAACTATCTCGCTAACAGCACAGGCTGTTCACTTTAACAGATGGGGTTATACAAAATTAGCCGCACTACTGAAACAAGACGCAGAAGAAGAACATCAACATGCAATGGAAAACATCAAAAGACTAGAATTTTTTGATGCAGACTATCAGCCTATGATTGTATCTCCACCGTCATGGACACGTCATGATATGATTAGTATTATCCAATATAATCTAAATTCTGTGCGAGAAGCTGCTGCTGCCGAAAAACAAGCAATAACAGCATCTAGATTAGTGGGAGACGAACTAACTGCTAACTCTATGATACCCCTACTTGAGGGGAGCGAAAACGGAATTCGTCTTTATGAGGGATATCTTAAAATGATAGAGCAGATGGGCTTAGATAATTTCCTTAGCTTATACGCATAAATAATGAAACATATAAACGATATAGTCTATACTAATTACAAATTAGAATATCCTGTTGCTGATATTGCGAATGACCTAGATTGGAAAACTATCCTTTCTCGTCCCCCTCTAAACGATAGTAATACGACCATATCAGAGCTAGAAGATATTTCTAAATATACGCTTCGTCTTTCTGAAGCCAATAAAATTTTGGTATACAATATAGATGATAATCCTAACTTTTTACTATATCCTTTTTTAGAAAAAAATAACATCAAGTTTTCATTTGATTACTTTAGATCAATATACAGGATAATACGGCCAATACTACTCAACATTAAATATTTTTACAATAGACCAAGACCCTATGATCTAGGTCCAGTGTTCGACATCCCTATAAAGGTATTACACACAGAAACCCATCACACGCCAGCATATCCGTCTGGTCATACGGTGTATACCTCTTTGGCTTGCGATATTATTAAAAAGCAGTACGATGACAGTAAAATACATAGAGAATTAGATAATATCGTACAAACTACTGCGGAATGTAGAATGATGCAGGGTGTTCACTACTACTCGGATAATCAAGCTTCAATAAAACTGACAAATCTTATATACAATCACCTATACAACAAGATGGAATCAAATTATTATGGATAGAATATTTTCTCTACTAAATGAAATCAAGTCAGTAGTCGCTGGAATGTCTCTAAAAGTAGGAGACAAAGTAAAGAATATCAATACCGAATGTGCCCATTATGGCAGCGAGGGTTATGTACAGGATATTGAACCTCTACCAAACGATATGGGATACGTTGTGTCTTACAGAACAACAAACTCTGGCAAAACATGGGAACAAAATCAGATCCTGAGAAAGACTAAGGATCAACTAGCACCATATGAAGAAGTTAAAGAACAATCCTCCTCAACAGAAGATTTTGAGTCCTACAAGATGGACCTGTATCATATGAGTATGGGATCTTTAAAAGCTATTAAGACTAATGTAGACGAAATACTTAATGGAGCAGAAAGTAGCGATTCTGTTAGGAAAAACTTGACAGAAACATGGCTACAAGGTAAAATCGCTGTTGTTGACGATCAGTTGCGTTCTATTCACGATTTTGTCATGTATTCAGACCAGCATGACGATATTACTGATGCCGGATCCAAACCAGGACTCTGGGAAAACATCAGGAAGAAAAAAGAAAGAGAGGGCGACGACTATAAGCCAGCAAAACGAGGAGATGAAGATAGGCCCAATCCAGAACAATGGAAAAAGCTAACGAAAGATAATAAGACCAAGAAGAAGAAATAGTTTACAATTACTTTAATATCTAAAAAGGACTTAAGGACAATAATGGACAATAAACAGTTTGATTCTCTAGACTCGTATATTTCTCTGGCCAAAAAAACAATTTCTAAATTTGCTCCCAAATTCTATAATAGTCTCTCTAAGGAGATGCTAATGAATGAAGAAGCTGTCTCTGATGTTGCTACTGCTATTATGTATGCAGATTGGAGATATGATGATACTAGGGTTGGTAAGACTGGTATGAAGAAGACCAAGTATTCCTATAGAAATCAATGTGCTATATGGGCAATTAAAACCTATATCACAAATAAATATAGGTCTAATACAAAAGTACAGTCTATAAATAGTATCAGAGATGATGAAGAAATATCTCTGGATCTAGCTGACACAAGACAGCAACAGCCACAAGATATCCTAATAGAAAGAGAATTTCATAATATACTCAAGCAAAATCTAGAAGAGCTATTAGATAATGAGCTGCTTTCAGAGAAACAAAAACAACAGATTAAAATGTATTATTATGAGGATATGACACTTTCTGAGATAGGTAAAAAGTTTAATATATCTAGAGAAGCGGTAAGACAAAATATCAAACGAGGCATCTCGATCATTCAAGCATATGATACAGTCTAGACTCAAATTTTATATTCTGCTATTTAGCAAGAATGATGTTCATCCAAAAGTTCTTATTGAAAAAGATAGTGGTAGTGTTCCGGCTTTTGATATAGTGGATGATAGTTCAAATATTAATTCTATTATAGATCAATTTTCTTTCTCTAAAAGATTATCATTAGAACCATACTCCTACAAACTAGTTGACTGCCAGATTAATAATTCTGTATTAGAAATTTGTTACTATGTTATTTTACCCTTCGGATACGAAGATCCAGTAAATGAATTTACAGAAATATCCAATCTAGACACATCAGAGTACCCAAATCTGCAAAAAACTATTAGGTTGTTGTAAAAATGTACAAATATATAAATTGGCTACTAAATAAATTTTATACATCACCTAAAACTAAAACAGATAATAATGATGATTCTAAAAAAATCGTTTCAGAAATCAATAACGGATTAATAACTTTTGGACTTGACGACAAAGATAGTGTGTTGATACATTGTCTTTTACCCAAAGTTGATACCCTTGACGGAAACATAGACAAAATAACACATGAAGCAGAACGCTTTTCTGAAATGTTGCTATGTTTAAATGAAGGTCTATTAAAAAAAGAAATAATCAATGTTCTCAAAAAACAATATGAAATTGAAGAGAATACTGATCAGAAACTTTTAATAGAAAATATACTACAATTTTGGTCTATGTTATATAGCCATTATAAAAGAGGAAAAAAGAAAGCAGCAAAAGAAGCTAATAAAACACCATTGGTTAGACCAATGTTCGTGTTTTCCTCTAAGAAATAGGCCTGTTTTCTCAGCCCCAGCAAATCATATTATATACTAGTATGGGGTATTTCTATATATAAACATCTTTTTTCAAAGAGTCAAAATATGAATAATCAATCAGAAAATTTAGTTATCTGGGAAAAATGGAGAGATCCTTTTGGGTCAGATGAAGAAGTTATTCAGAATATACTCTCTGAGAATGAAGAAGAACTGGAGTATGAAGATCAAATACCCGATGTTTCTGATCATCAAAGTCCACAAAATATTAGAGTAATGGCAACGCCAATGGGGATAATTCCTGTTACCGAATATACTGCTAGTGGTAAAATTTTTAATTTTTGGACAGGACACACAAACTTTGATATAACAACCAGGATAGCTACCATTATAGAAAAAATAGATGGGGTTGAGTCATTGGATATCTTTACAAGATATAGATTTAGAATTAGTGTAGGAAAAGCTTTTAACGATTCAACAGTAATGAGAAGTATAACGAACAAAGTATACAGATATCTTTCTAAGAGCACACAAGATGACTAAACAAGCAAATCCTGAGCATGAACTATTACACAGTATTCATAATTATAATCTAGATCCTGTTAACAGAGAAATTTATCTGCACTCGCATATTGATGGTGGTGATGAAGGTGGGGTAGATTATAGATCTAGTATTTTTCTAGAAAAAAATCTTAGATATCTGAACCTGTTATCTCTTGAACCGATATTAATTCATATGCATTTGCCAGGAGGAGAGTGGCAAGATTGTCTAGGAATGTATGATGCAATACAAGCATCAAAAGCAAAAATAATCATTTTAGCATATGCTAAAGCAGAGTCTTCTAGTAGTGTAGTTTTACAATCTGCTAATCTAAGAATTCTTATGCCGAACACAAACGTACTCATTCATTATGGTTCGTTTAGTCTTGATGCAGAACATAGTAAAGCGGCCGCAGCAGGTGTGCAATGGAACGAAAGAGAGTGCGATAAGATGGTTGATATATTTACTGATAGGTGTATGAATAGTAGCATATGTCAAGAAAAAAATTGGAAAAAAATGATGGCTAAGAAACATATTGTCTCTCAATTAGCCAATAAATGTGACTGGATATTAACAGCTCAAGAAGCAGTTGATTATGGTTTTGCTGATGGTATTCTTGGCACAAAAAAATTTCCTAATATAGATTTTCTCAAAACTTATATCAAAAGAAAATAATGTATACTCAATATGCTATTTATAATCAATCGCTATCTGATGAAGAAATAAAAAATGAGATAGGCTTGCTACTAAAAGAAAGTATACAAGAAATTTCATTGTTCGGTAATCATTTACCAATTATTAAAACTATAGATAATGCATCTAATATTAAATTCTCAACAGTCTTAGATTTTCCATATGGATCATCTGACACAAAAAGTCGTAATTGTTTGATTAACAACATTATGAAAAGTGGGATTTCTATTGTATATTTACCAATACAGTCACGATTTGTAGTTAACAGAAGATATGATAAAATTAGAGAAGATATTAAATCCAACAAACAAATTTGTGATGAATCTGGAATAGAGCTTAGATATTCTCTAGAATACAGAGTATTTAATCATGAAATACTGGCTAAAGTATGTCAAATACTTAAAAGTATGGGAGTAGAGACCGTATCTCCATCTAGCGGCATGATGATTGACGATATTAGTGACAATCTTATTGCTTGTGAATACCTTAGTAAAAAATCTGATATTAAATGTATTTGCACCGGAAACCTATGGAAAAGTGATCAACTTAAAAATGTAATAAATAGCAAGGTACATGGCATTAGATTTATGAACACTGTCTCACTAAATTTGTATAATAACTATATCTAGACAACAATTTGGTGTATCTGATACTGAATGAAATATTTGATAAACTCATATTAACATAATCTGGAGATTAACATGTCAACACACGCTGCTATTAACGGCCAACCAGTTAAAAATAATAGTGGATCAGCAATCAATATCGGATCCTCATCTAGCATTTTAGTAGGTAAAAGCCTCAGTGACTCTGCAACAGCTCTAGGTGTTGTCGGTTCTGTTGTTGTTGATGGTACAGATACAGACAAAGCAGTCAGTGCAAATACATTTGCCAAAAATACATCAAAGCCACTAGCTATCAGACTTGATGCTCCTTTGAATAAAGCCTCTTCTTCAGTACGCAGAGCTATTCATAAAATCGAAGGAGTTTCTACTCGCAGAGTTGCCACAGCTATTAGAGCCGGAAACTATAATATCTATACCGGTTTATTCTCTGCTGCCCCAACTGTTGGTAGTGATAGTTTTGGACAGGACGATGCCGCCACCCCAACTGCTGCTGTTCCTGGCGAACTAACATATAGAACCGGAGCCGACAAGCCAGTAAATGCTGATTACAAGGCCAAGACCAACTAATCTAATATTTACTTCTTTAATAAAGTATAAAGTTAGTTGAGTCATAAAGGAGACTTATTATGACTGATACTATCATCCATTTCTGGGAAAACCTAGCAACGACTGCTATTGGAATAATAGTAACGATGCTAGGTTTTTGGGTCGCTATTGGTAGAAATATGGCAACCAAAGCAGAAGTTTCTCACATGATAGATACACAAAGCCCATATATACATGACAGACAATTTATTATGGAAAGACTTGCTAATAATAAAGAAAGTCAAGCAGCATTCTCTATGGCTCTGCAAAGAAATACAGAAGTAATGAATGAGCTTAAAATTCAAATTGCAATGTTAGGAAAAACATTAGAGGCACTAGAACACAGAATAGAAAAATAATGTATGACTTTAGAAATAATGGCTTATGCAAAAAGTGGTTTGCCTATACAGAATGGCTCCCTAATAAATATTAATTACGGAAAAGCAAATAAGTCATATTCTAGTAATAGCGGTATTAGATCTGATTTAGATATTGTTTCTATTAATGCTAAATATCAAGATCGATTTGACGGAGAAATAGAGTATAATTTTTTAGGATCCTCTAACACCACTTCTTCACCGGTTTTAGCTACTACTAATAGTGCAAACTTCAATAATTGTGCCGGTAATGTTAGCACAGTAGGTACTAATGGAAGGAGCAGTTACTATGGATCATATGATATGTCAGGAAATATTTGGGAGTGGACAGATACTCGTATTGGGTCTTTGAACAGGGTTTTGAGAGGTGGAAATCTAGCGTACAGTGAAGGATACATGTCATCTGTTTTTCAGACATATGGGGATATGAATTCTCGTAGTCAATATATAGGTTTTAGAATAGGTTCTTACTCCTTGTCTTCTGTATATCGCAATATAGTCAGAGTATCAGACATAAATAATGCAGCAGACACCAATGGATTTGGCAATGTCTCATATTCTTATTATATGGGTAAATATGAAATAACAAATAATGAGTATGTTCAATTTTTGAACGCTGTAGCCAAAACAGATACTTATGAACTATATTCAAGTTCTATGAGTTCAAGTGGTCTTGGAGGAATATCTAGATCAGGATCATCTGGTAACTATGTCTATACAGTTAAAGAGAATAAAAGTAATAAACCTGTAAATTTTGTCAACTGGTTTAACTGTGCAAGATACTGCAATTGGCTACATAATAACAAACCGACTGGATCCGGTGCTGAATCATCTACAGAAAATGGTTCGTATACTATGACACAAAATATTATAACTAGAAATAATAATGCTCTATTTTTTATGTTGTCAGAGGACGAATGGCATAAAGGAGCTTATTATAAGGGAGGTAGTGCTAATGCTGGATATTGGCTATATGCTACACAAAGTAACACCACCCCAAACTGTGTACAGTTGACATCAACAGGAGATGGTATTCCATTATAGCATATGCTAAATTTTACCTTACAACACAGCTTTAATGTTCATAATTATATTATTCAAATATCCTCTATAAATAACGATAATATAAACTATAATTCCGTTTCTATTATAGCTTCTGGAATTTCGTATACGGATATGCCTAGTGATATGGTTAATCTCTTCACTGATGTGTCCGGTGTATATAGTATAAGAATATTAGATCAAAATATGAATTTATTACTCAATAGTGAAAAATTTTTACCATAAATACGAATCGTAATTTATAAAATGCTATTCAAAAAAAATAAACATGTCGGAGGATATATTGGAAGCAGCGTTCTTCCAGAAAGTTCTTTCATATCTAGCTCTGCGAACGGAGCTTATTCTCCCAACGAAATTAATGTTTTTAAGAAAAGGGCAAAATGGCCCATACTTGGAGAGGCCGACACTAATTTTAGCAATGTCGTATTTTTGTTAGCAGCAGACGGGATAAATGGTTCTGTAGTATTAAATGATTCTTCTTCTTATAATCATACAATTAATATTGTTGGTAATGCTGAGTTAAGAACAGATATAAAAAAATTCGGATCTTCTAGCTTGTATGTGTTCGGTGGATCCGCTAATGTTGCTAGTTTATCTAATAATAATTGGAATTTTAGCACTAGCGACTTCACAATAGAATGTTGGATTTATCCTACTGCTGGCATAGGAGCTTCCAGAGATATCTTGTCTAAGTTTACCACTCTATCTAGTAACTTAGATTTTCTTTTAGAGATAGATAGTGCTAATGGTAATCTAAAATTTAGTGCTGGTAATAATGCAACAATTTCTATATTGTCTAATGCTGCTATTCCACTAAATACTTGGACGAATGTGGCCGTATCGAGAGTATCCGGTGTTACACGAATGTTTGTAGACGGAGTAGTTCAATCTGCTACTCATACTGGTTCAGTATCTATCAATAATAGTACAACTACACTAACCATAGGCAAGTCCTCCACAAACTCTGATCCATTTAGTGGTTATATTGATGAAATTAGAATAACTCGTAATGTGGGGAGGTATTCATCTTCATTTACTCCTTATAATGGCAGATTTAGTAATTTTGGACTAGATCCTACTTTGCCAGGAATACCCACAGGATTAACTGCTACTGCTGGAAATACTGAAATCTTGTTGTCTTGGACTGCTCCAATAAACGACGGTGGTTCAGCTATTACGACTTATAACGTTGAATATACACCGTCTGGTGGCTCGCCTCAGACTGTATCTACAGGCAGCACAAGCACCAGTTACACACTCACCGGACTAATCAATGGGACAGGATATACTGCCAGAGTACGAGCAGTAAACGCTGCGGGTAATAGCTCATACACGGCGGCGAGTAGCAGCGTGACCCCGGCTGCGACGTTTGTGCCGGGCGCGCCGACCGGCCTTAGTACAGCTGAAGCTGGCAGTTCTTGTTTTCCGGATTGGCTCATTTCATTTTCTGCGCCTTCTAGCAACGGCGGATCGGTAATTACCGGATACAGAATCAGGACACAGGCAGATTCATTTGCGGCTTTTCGGTCAATAACAAGTGGAAATGCATTCCAAACGGCGGCAAATGGAATTGTCAACTTCGGAACATGGAACGGCGGTACTGTAAGAATTTCAGCTGTCAACGCTGTTGGAGAGGGGGCGTTCGGCACTGTAACTGTCGGACCAACTTCGTATCAGTGCGAATAATTAAAAACAATGAATTTCATACACCACGCCTTCACCGACGAAACAACCATCTTTCTCTTGTGCGAGATCATGCAAACGCTCTGCCTCTGCTATCTCGTTTGGAGACATCCATAATCTTCTTACTGTCGAAAAAACAAAATAGATTATAACAACTACAACTAAGCATACTGGTGTATTAACTATTAAATCGATCAATACAATACTATAAAAGGATAAAAAATGGCCAATCCTAATATTAAGAATATGACCACAGTAAATGGTCAAACAGTAGCGGTGGTTGCTCCTACAACACCATCAGGATTTTTAACTAACTCATCATCTTCAAACAAAGTATATAAGATAAATCTATTGAATGCTAGTAATATAGATACTGTAAATACTATATCTGTAAGTTTAAATCTAGTCAGATCAGTTGTTGCTCCCACAGGAACATATAGTATTATAACTAGTGTTGATGTTCCAGCCAAAGCAACTATTTCTCTTCTTGATCGACCATTATATCTTAATGAAGGAGATAGTGTTAGTGTTAATGCTGGTGGAGCAAACAAGATACATATAGTAGCTAGCTACGAAGATATTAGCTAAATAAAAGAAAGAGATCCAGAATGGTAGGATTATACAATGCTGATATAATACCAGTATCTGGAGTAAATGGTGCTGCTAGTAGCGTATGGTCTTTAAAGGGTTATGAGTATTATAAAAGACTAAATAGTTGGCCAAGCTCTCCAACATCTCCCGGTGTTCCTACAAGTCTAGCGGCCACACCCGGAAATTCTCAAATAACTCTATCTTGGTTAGCTCCGTCTGATACTGGTGGTATTTCTATAACAGATTATATTATAGAGTTTAAAAATAATGATACTGATAATATTTGGCAAATTTTTAATGACGGAGTATCCAGTTTGCTCTCAGCAACAATTACCGGATTAACGAATAACAATAGCTATTCTTTTAGAATAAAAAGTGTCAATAGTATCGGAGAGAGTTCTTATAGTAGTACTTTATCAGCAACTCCTGGAGCTACTCCTATTGAACCTCTTTATATAGGTAATATAGGAGTGTCCACGTTGTATAGTGAATCTAGTTTCACGAAAATTAATAATCTCAAACTAGGTCTGACACTATCTGAACCATATGCTAATGTTGTTGTACTATCATGGGCAAAACTTAATCTAGTATTAGAAGATACTATAGTAGTAGCTCCTCTATTAGCGATATCAAGAGACAACGGCACCAGCACCTTCACGGGCAGCGGAACGGCAGGAAGTCCGTTCACGCGGGTGGCCGGAACAGAGATAGGGACACTGGACGGATTGAGCCATTACTCTTGGACTGCCAGTGCAACCGCAACGGTCTCATTCTCCTTCCAATACAGAGATAATGATTCGTCTGGCCAAAGCTGGTCGATCACGCGGACAAGAAGCGGGAGCACGACGACACAGCTCACCGGCCAGAACAATCCTTCTGGCGTGACCGTGTCTGTCATCTCGGGTGATATAGTGAGGATTACTGCTTCCGGTGACCAGAGCCTTCAGTACTTCGCCAACGTGAGCGTATCGGCAACATAAGGAATCTAGTATATGTTAAGTATTCAAAATAATTTTTATAAGAGGGTTTTATGTCTGTAATAACATTCGAAGGATTTGAAAATTATTCAACATTTAATGATGTAGCACTAGCTAATAATATGGAAGCTTATCAAGTTCCATCCTTAATGTCTACTTCTGATGGAATAGTAACTCCTAGAAATAATCAAACCTCTTTAAAAATGCTTAATAGTAGTAATACTAGTCTAGTAGTAGTAGGTGGAAATACATCAGGATCAGCAGGAGCTAGTACAAGACATTATTTTCCTAAATTCATTATTAAAACTTCTACCGGATCAACTATAAATAGTGGAATACTAGGTTTCTCTTATTACTCATACATTCCCTCTGGTGGAGGCTATGGTCCATTTACTCCTATAGCAGCTGTCGTTGGAGCAGATAACAAGCCCCATTTCTATATTTGCATAAACTCTAATAGACAAGTTGAAATACGCAGATGGAACACTTCTGCCACGATGACTTCTCGCGCAGGTGCTATTACAGCGGCTAATTATGTATGGAATCAGGATCTTCCTGGATTCAATAGAAGCGCTGGATGGTATTGCGACGCAACAATTACTTCGTATGATCATCATGTTTCTACATCCACATCAAATGCTTATGGAAATTATTGCGGCACTGGCACTGCGGGTACATATCCGTTTAATCCAATAGATCCTAATAAGTTTACTCTTGTTGGAACTAGCGATATAGGCAAAAATTTAATACAACAAAATCAATGGAATTATATAGAATTAAAGTTTGTTCTTGAAAATACTAATTCTAATACTGGCTCTTTAAGTTTAAAAATTAATAGAAATACATCAGATAATACTTTGGATATGAATTTGTCAAGTATTCAAAATAGCACACAAAATAATAAATTAACAAATAGAATAATGTTTGGAACAGTGTGGGGGCATAATTCTGCCGGAACAGCAGGAGCAGGCGATCTAAGCTGGCCCACATACATAGACGATATCTATTGGCTAGTTAATGATGGTGTTGGATTAACCGATTATCTTGGACGCATAAATATAGCAAGAGTAAATTATGATACAGTAGTCTCCAATACTATGACTCCATCTGGAGTTGCTGGATTAAGCGCTATAACAGATACATATGGAGGAGTTAATAGCTATAATTTACCTAGTGCAGCTAGCGGAACTCTAAGATCTTATAATATTAATGAGACTCTAGATGTAAGAGCAACAGGAGTATCCTACTCTAACACCCCAATAGCTGTACAACAGTTCTTATTCGGACACAGAGAGAACGATACATGTACAATATCTTTTAGTAGCACTCTAAATGCCTCATCATCCACCCCTATTCCAATTAGCGGAATGACGACAGATAGTGTTAATGGTAAAGTGTATTTTGTATCATACACTGGAGCACCAGACGGATCATCATGGACAATAGAAAAAATCAAGAACACAACCTTTAAGCATACAATATCAAATATTTAGTACTCTAATGTATTATCAGATAGTAGGAAATTATGGACCTCAAAACTTTGTGGTCTCTGATCTTTTGAAGAAATCAGGAATATTTTTTAATAATTTTGAAGATTTAGACAATGACTATATGGGAAATTATACCTATAATAGTTTTCTTGAAGATTACTATAGACCATATGTCAGACATGATGAACAAGCATTTCCTTATTTAGAGAGTATGGATTTAGGATATTATAATGAGTTAGTTAGCTATATAGGATCTAATAATTGGGACAATACTGGTTCTTGTAATTATTTAGATTTGTTGGTGTCTGATACAAATGCTTTACATAATCAAGGAACTATAATAAATGTAGAATATCTTTTTGATGATATGTCTTCTGAGTTTATGAATCTTATAAATACTAACTACTATAATAAATACTCAAATCTTATACAAAAAAACTTAAGTGACTATAGTAGTAGTAATTGGACAATTATAGAAATAAACTATCATAAACTTATAACAGAAAACAAGTACAGAAATATGATATATCAAAAACTTAATATAAACAATAACATAAATTTAAATAGCATATACATAAAATACCATGATACGTTTATGAGGAACATAACACAAAACACAATCTCCAATATTTTTAATGCTTAATTTAATATCGGGTTTTCCTAAATCTGGAACAACATGGTTTTGTAGAATTCTTGATGACTTACTAAAGGAAGACTATAATATTAGTCAACAAATTTCTCCAGACATTAAAAGAATATATAGACACAAAAATGAGAATAAAAAGAATGTTTTTTTATATCTTAACAACCCATTGTATACTTCAAAATATTCTCTTATAAGTCATGACGAATGTACGATTATATATCGAAACTTTAAAAACATACTTGTTAGCTGTTATTTTCAACAAACTTATAGAGAAGCCTTACACTATAATGGAAGTATAGATGACTTTATAACTTTTGATTATGGTGGCATAAATAGTATAGTTAATTTTTACAATTTTTTAGAGACTAACGGCAGTAATAAAAGCTATGTTTTTTATGAAAATATGTTCAATTCTTTGACCTCGCTACCTATGCTTAGAGACTATACTTTGTCAGATATAACAGAAAGCTATAGTAATAATACGTTTGAAAAAATGAGAAAACAAGAAACTGAAAACTACTACGACCCTGACACTAGTAATGCAGATAAAATTGAGCTTTGTCCTAAAGATATCAATAACATTAATTCATTTAAGACTCGCTCTGGACCCAAATCGAACTATAATGATTATCTGAATGTTGAGCAAATAGAGAGAATAGACAATATTGTTAAAGATCGATTTTTATTTCTAGAAAAACATCCTGGTGTTATATGAGTAAAATTTCTATTCCTAGTCTAAGCATTGAAGTTGTAAAACAATGCAATATTAAATGCGAAGGATGTAATCACTTTACTAATTTTGTATCAACTAAACACATACTGTCTACAGATGAAATACATAAGAACCTAGACGAATGGAGTAAAATACTAGACCCATTAGAATTTAGAATAGTGGGGGGCGAACCATTCATCAATAAAAATCTTGCTGATACCATAGTCACGATAAGAAATTTATTCCCACAGAGTAGAATCTTAATTTTTACCAACGGTTTGCTAATTAAAAATTTTGATGATAGTTTTGCAGAGAAGATATCTGATTTGTCTGTTAATATAAGAATATCTTTACATTCTCTAGGCGACGAATATGTTAATAAAATTTTAGATATCAAACCAAAACTGGAGAGATGGAAAAACACGTACAATATACAATACTTAATAGGAGATGCTGTATCATCCTGGACATGGCCTTATAGGTTAGTAGATGATAAAATATATCCATTTGAAGATAATAATCAAAGATTGAGCTGGGAAAACTGTCCTTCCAAAACTTGTAGACAAATTTACAAAGGGAAACTATATAAGTGCCAATTAACAGCATATATGCAAGATGTTGTAGATAATATGGATTCTTCGTTCCATAAGTATTTAGATTACAGGGCGGCGGAACCAAATGATTCGTATCAGTCTATTGTAGACTTTATTAATACTGAGGATGAAAGAGTTTGCGGGGCTTGTCCTATACATCCTAAAAGATTTAAAAAGCAAATAAAATGATAAATCTAATAGGAGTGTTTAAAGATGAAGAAAAATATATTCAGGAATGGATACTATATCACTACATCATAGGTATTAAAAACTTTTCTTTGTGCTGTCATCAATGCTCCGATAATACTGCACAATTAATAAAAAATATTAGTAACATTTTAAAAGACATCTCTATTGATCTTATTATTAATGACCAAACTAATAATAGTGGATGGAAATTTAAAAATGATATTTATTCTAATTTAGTATCTTTGTCAAAAAAAGACTGGTGCTTATGCTTAGATATTGATGAATTTCTTGTTATTGATTGGAAACATCTACAAGAAATAATTTCAGATTCAAACATAGGTGCAATAGCAATATATCAAAATATATTTGGATGCTCAAATCATATTAGTAGTCCTAGAGGATTAGTGATAGATAATTATATTTATCGAAATAATGATAAAATATTAATCAATAATAACTACCCTATTTTTAACCATCCATCAGACTTGTTCAAAGAAGTTAAAATGTTGTTCAATAAAGAGGGTTTAAAAAAAATAGTAAATTCACACGAAGTAATCATAGATCAAAATACTGTTAATGAAAATCTCGATCTTTTCAAAAGATATAAAGTACAAAGAACCACAGACCATATTAAAATTAACCATTACTTTACTAAAAGTCTAGAAGATTGGACATTTAAAACGTCACGACCAAGAATGAGCGCGGCCAATAAATATGATAGTTCATGGTTTGATTATTTTAGCTCTATGGAATATATAGATTCTTTTTTGTCTAAAGAATACAGCAACAGAATAAAATATTATCAAAATACGGTGTAATAATATATTACCAAGTCCGTTTTAAAATAAAAAGGAAATACAATGTCTATAATACGTTTTGAAGGATTCGAGGGATATTCTTCATTTTCAGCAGTTAGAGACTATATAGATATAACATCATTTCAGTCCGCTAATATATTACAGTCTAATAACAACGTAGCTGGCACCACACTACAAACTCTTTGTAGAAGCAGTAATTTTTTACAACTAGCATCGTCTTATTCTGGTGACATTAGTTATTTTCCAAAAATTAAAATTTTTGACAAAACAAATAGATATAATGAATGCACAATAGGATTTAAATACTATCTAAATAGCACACAGACTATAACCTCTTTTGATCCTATAGCTATTATTGTTGATATCAA